TTAAAATATATCTTGACAAGAAAATGATAGAATGATATTGTTTTATTAAATTAAAAAGCATTCGGGCAACGGGCGGCGGCAACCGTCGAGGTCCCGATATAAAAACACGGAATTCATGAAGCCGGTACAATCAGATCATGATGATCTGATTGTATCAGTTGCATTTTTTATTTTAAGTATTCCAGTACTGGAGAGAGGAGATATATAACATGTCAGCAGTTGAAATGCAGGAAGTAAATAATACAGTTGATGTTTTTAAAAGTGATATTGACATGTATATAAATCTCTGGATGGAAGAGAGACATGTAGAGGACATGTGCAAAGTATCGCAGAACAGATGGTATAACTGTTGTAAATATATTTATGAACATGTGTTTAAAGTTAATCCAAAGTACTTAAAGGATGATAATAATATTAATAATGCCTATGATACAGATAAGGTTAACGAGGTATTAGATATATATATAGACCTGTGTAATGACTACGAGAAAGTAGTGAATATTGTTGGGTTTACATTCTTTACCGGAATACATAGAGATACGTTAAATGGGTGGGTTAATGGCGTGCAGCTAGGCTCTTCAGGTTCCGACATTTGCAAAAAACTTGACGAAATGCGTGAGGAAAGTTTGGTAGGTTTACAAGTTTCCGGCAAAGGAAATCCAATGAACTACATGCCATCACTGAATAAGTACTGCGGCTTTAATATGCCGGGCGTAAGAGACCAGGGAGCCAGAGCAAGAGCGTTGACAGCTTCGGAGCTCCCAAAACTGGGGAACGGGAATTGTGCGAGATTGCCGGACAACTTCGACAATTCAAGCCCGGATAATGGTGAAATCGTGATAGACAATTCAAACAATTCAAACACCAGTATTTAAGCACCTTGAGCCGCATGCTTTCGTTTAAACAGTTTAAGAAACTTAGGTTTAACGAATAGTTAGAACACAAACAGAGAATTGTACGAACAATTCAAACAATTTATCAATGTTCAAAGCATGATTCTGCATGGAGGGGGAGGGGGTTTGATAGGTTGAGAAAATCAGCACTACTAAGTCCTTTAAATATCCTCAAAAACAAAAAGAGATTGGATGGAAAAGTATGAGAGTAGTATCACAAAGCAAAGACGTTTCGCTTGATTTTGACCGAGCGGTATTCACAGCAAATCATGGAATGATAACTGCTATGGTTGATGGAAAAACGTTTACCATTGGGACGTATGCAAATTTAGGTAGAGAAAAAGAAGTATTCTCTGATATGCACAAGGCATTTTCGGCTTTTCAAGTTATTAGCACAAACATGGATAAACAACAGGTGGCCGAAATGTTTGCAGTATCTAAAAACATATCGATCAGATGCGTTGAGATGAATGATCCTTGTATGGGAATAACTGTATTTGATAACATGGTCTATTACATGCCGGAAAAGTAGTGTTAATATAGCGCTATCGCCAAGCGGTAAGGCACTGGATTTTGATTCCAGTATTCGCAGGTTCGAATCCTGCTAAAGAAACTTGTGAGAGGAAAACAACCATGGTAATTATTAAAACGATTATATCGACGCTGGATATTATTTTTATGCTGATACTATTTGTATCTGGCAGAGAATCCAAAGACAAAGAAACAGCAATTGCATTATGGGTACTTGTGATGTTGCTGTTGCTGAACATGTTTCTGATGTGGAGGTAACAGAATGTTTTATAGTCCAATATTTGGTATTTGCTTTCAGCTGCCTATCATTTGTGCAGAGGAAAGAATACATATAACAAAATCAAAAGGACCGGACATCACCGGAGATTTGCTCGATCTGGATAGTGACGCTGAGCACCAGTCTGAGAAGTCGGAGCATCCAGTATAGCTTAAGTCCACTGGCATTCGGTTTTTGCAAGAAAAAACTCGGCGCAAGCAATTATTCGGTGTTAGTGGACGTCGGCAAAATAAAAAGATCAAAAATACTATCATAAGCGGCGCGCTATGCGCGCTGTGACGGAACGTAGCTCAGAGGAAAGAGCAATCTTTTCATTCTTCCATGCTCTAATGAATTGATAGTCGCAGGTCCGATTCCTGCCGTTCCGATGGAGGAATGGGTTTAACGATCCATTCCGTAAATTCTCCTTCTTGGTGTTTTTCATGACACATCCTTTCGCCACTAGGACGATTCTGTTAAGGGCGGTGCGAGACCGTCCGGTGGTATTTGCCGCGAAGCGCGGCTGTGTAAGCCTGTATGGTTAAGTGGGAATCCTACTTGTTATTTCGTTGAAGAGCGATCCATGCAGCAGCCTATTGGTAGTTCGGGCATCTATCCCACGGTGCCTGAGCTGTCAAAAAGTGAGTTTCTGGTGAAAGGCTGTAAACCAGATAGTGCAACGCATGGCACGAAAAACATTATTGCTAACCGTCTTGTGGCGGTTTCGGAACGTATCTTAATTGGTAAAAGTGGCGTGTACACGGAAAACAACAATGAGAGCCGGATTGAAGGTTCGAATCCTTCCGTTCCGATGGTGCCGAGCTGATTTGATACTGTATGCGTAGCGCGGCCGCGTACAGAGATATGGAGTGAGGTGTCCGCGCATTTTGGGGAAGCGGCAACGATTGGCGGTGTTGCGGCTGACTGTAAATCAGTTCCCAAGTGGTAAACACTGGAGGTTCAATTCCTCTCTTCCCCATTTCACTCAACTCCCTAAAAACACTGTTTGGCAGGTGCGTGGTAGACAGTTGTAATTGATGGGTTGTTTAAGAAATCGCACCATCAAGATGCAGTGTTCCCACAATGGTATTGGAACGGCTTGCTAAGCCGCCGGGCGTTTATTCGCCTTGTAGGTTCGGGTCCTACACACTGCGCTAACTTACGACAGGGGTGAACCTTGTCGTAAGCGGTAGAAAGTCCGTGTGAAATTGTACAAAGTGGTGGCAAAAGCAATTTTGAATATAGCAGTTCTACCACACTGCTATATTTGCCGTATGTCCGGGTGGTGAGGGGGCGGTCTTGAAAACCGTTGGCTGTAAAAGGCTTGCAGGTTCAAATCATGTGTGCGGCGTTTGCTTGAAAAAAATCGAGCGTTGATGTGTGACGGAAAATAAACCGGAAATAATAGAGGTAACAACTTTGGAAGATTGTGAACATAGGTTTATTAGGAAGTAATTGAAATGTGTGATTTTTGCAATGGGAAAGAATCATATAAAACTGCATATGGAGAATTTAAAATCAAAAAATTGGGCTATATAAATGTTATTCAATGCCATATTGATAAATGTCCACAGTATGCTAAATGTTGTAGCAATGGAATGAACGTAGCGATAGCAATGGAAATTGAATTTTGCCCGATGTGTGGTAGAAAGTTGGTGGAAGAATGACATGCTATGAATGTGCTTATTTTGGAATTGAATGGAATGAATTTTTGAAAAAAACGATAGAATTTTGTAACCATCCAGAAAAGTATATTCCTCCAGTAGGATTTGCTTATAAAGAACACGATTGCGAATTTTTCAAAAACAAATCTGGGATATCAAAATGGGACTCTTATTCAGAAAAAGAAAAAGAACAGGCATTGAGGTATTTTCGTGAAAACTATCACAAAAATCCTATTGAAGGTTTAACATGCGGGGGGGGCTGAAATGAGTTTCATTGAATATCTAAAAAATGTTGATGCAAACTCATAAGGAAGAGAAGGAGTGTATGAAACATGATTGTTAATATCAACAACAGCACATACGAGATGAACAGCAAACAGTATAAAGGCGTTCTCAAAACAGCAAGCAAAGCAGTTGATCGCGGTATATATGCTGTAGAAAAGAATAAAGTGGCAATTATGCTGAATGAACGGTATGGGGACGATATGAGTCTAAGAAAAAATGTGGACCAGTATGTAAAAAAAAGATTTAAAGTGTATTGGAAAAACTACAAAAAATGTAATTGCGATTTTCCTGAATAAAAAAATATGCCAGAGGTGGGAAAATGCGTTGCACCCATGCGCCGAATTGGCTAAAAGAGATGCTGCAGATTGCGACGGCAGCCTGGCAAAATTATACCGGCTAACAAACGGAGTTAGTCGCTGACCAACAAAATTTATTGGCAGAGGTCTTAAAGCACTTCTGCTTTTTTGCGGAGGTGCTTTTCTTTTGGCAAGTTCAAGCCTAATTTCCACAGTAAATGGATATGAAAATTACATAAATACACATGGAATAGATGAACAGGTCATTGACGCGTACATAGAAGCGGCAGGAGTGGCAATAAATACAGAAAAGGATATTCAGTATGGATTACAACTTACAAGCCGTTCTAAGGGCATTGTAGAGCGTTTTTGCATGGGTAGGACAGGCGGTAGAATACTTGACCTTGAAAAATACAGCCAACAACATGAAGAAAAATACACCCTTGTTGATGACTATTACAAAATTCTTCTGATTGAAGCACATTACCGATTTGAAAGTTTCATGCTATACATGGAAAAGAATAGACCGGTAGAAGAGAGATTTTATCAGCCGAGAATAAATCCATTACGGCAGGTAGCACAGCTTATTCAAGATCTGTACGATGATGTGCTGGACGAAGGAATGGTATTTTGCCCTGGACGAATCGGCAAGACACAAATAGTCAAAATGGGAAATCTGTGGTTTGGTTCTAACAGGCCAGAGCGATCTAATCTGTATTCGGCATATTCAGACAAAATTACTGGTGGTTACTATGACGGTATCATAGAAATGATTACGGACCCGACATACACGTATGCTGAAATATATTCAAATATAGTAGAGAAAAAGTTGGTTACTGACGGAAAAGATTTGACAGTAGACCTTATACGTAAAAAAACATACCCAACATTTACAATGCGAAGCATTTACGGAACATTGAATGGTGCTTGTGACTGTGACGGGCTTGGAGTTTATGATGACTTATTCAGCGGTATTGATGAAGCATTGAGTGAAGACAGGCAAAATACTGTATGGGGAAAATTCGACAACAACTTTATGCCGAGAATTAAGCCTGGAAAGGCTAAATTGTTGGGGATAGGAACACGTTGGGCGAAAAAGGACGTTCAAGGTAGACGTTTAGACCTATTACAAAATGATCCTGAATACAAAGGCATACGGCACAGAGAGGTTATTATTCCTGCCCTAAATGAAAACGGAGAAAGCAATTTTGATTATCCGTATCATTTGGGATATACAACTCTTGATTACAAAAGACGTATGGCATCTTTTGAAAACAATGACGATATGGCATCATGGTTTGCACAGTATCAACAGGAGCCTATTGAAAGAAAGGGTCAGATGTTCAATGTCGATATTATGAATTTCTTTAATCCGGCAGAACTTGAAGGAATAAGACCTGATAGGATATTTGCAGCTAATGACCCTGCTTATGGTGGCGGTGATTTTGTATCAATGCCTATCTGCTATGAGATTGACGGAGAACATTATATTACTGATGTTGTCTACAATGACGGTGATAAGGAAATTACCATACCGGAAGTTACTTCACGAATGGAAAGACATTTAGATAAATTTAATAATAAGACAGCAGAAGTCCATTTTGAGGAAACAAAGACAACATCAGCATACCGCACAGACTGTGAAAAAATATGGGAAAAAGACGGATACCCTATTAACACAAGTCATGATCCGGCAGACAATCAGACTGCAAAAATGGATAGAATCAAAAATCATGCTCCAGACATACGAAAACTTCATTTTGTGGACATGAAATATCAAACAAAAGAGTACAGAAAGTATTTTCAAAATATTTTGTCTGCTACTTTTGAAGGGAAAATGAAGCATGATGACGGGATAGACTCTACGGCACAATTATGTGACATGATTTACGGAAATAAAAGAATGGCAAGAGTAGAAGCAACTCAAAACCCATTTTCTTTCGGACGGAGGTATTGATATGACAACCAAAGAATATTTAGGACAGATAAGCCGTCTTAACCGGATGATAAATAATAAGCTAATAGAGCTTGCACAACTTAAAGAGCTGGCATGCAGCATATCTGCTGTGTCAAACGAAGAAAGAGTTATGACAACGCCAAATTTTGACAAGATAGGAACAAAACAGGCAAAAATTGATGAAATTGAAAGAAACATAGACGCGATGGTTGATGATTATATTATCAAAAGAGATAAGATCATCAGCCAGATAGACAGTATGGAAGATGAGAATGTCTATAATGTGTTGTTTTCAAAGTACATAGAAAAAAAGACATTTGAGGTTATTGCAACTGAAATGAATTACTCCTGGAGGCAGACAATAAGGCTTCATGGAATTGCATTAAAAAGATTTGAGGAGAAGTATGGGGCGACATACTTGAAAATGTCATAGAATGTCATATTGAAAAAATGATATAGTTATAATCGAAGAATTCAACAAATAGTTGAACAATTTACCCTCCCCAACTTGAAAAAGCATCGAAGAAAAATCTCCGGTGCTTTTTCTTTTGCAAAGAAAAGAGGACCTTATGGTATATATACCAAAAACAATATATTGTCCGCAGTGCGGAAGAAAAGTCGCCACGCACGATGGGCGTTCAACAATGAACATTTCTGTGGAATGTAGAAAATGCCACAAGAAAGTTGTTTTTTATCCGGAGAATGGGAAGACGGAATTAAAATCTCTTCCAATCCGGTCAACATCCAGTGGGATGACGTTTATTTAGGAGCCAATTATGAATAATAAATCTCTCCAAGATCTTGTTAAAGGCTGTTATGGGCGAAAAATTTTATATACTGATGTTGAAACCATCACAGCAGACAATATTGTCAAGGTGGTTGGAGACTGCATAGGTAATTATTATTACAACAAAACCATCATAGAATACCTATGGCGGTATTACAAAGGAGATCAGCCGATTTTATACCGATTAAAGGTACAAAATGCTGATATTACAAACAAAATAGTAGAAAATCATGCGTATGAGATTGTTCAGTTCAAGGTAGGTCAGACATACGGTGAGCCAATTCAGTTTATCAGTCGAAAAGATGACGATGTAATCAATAAGGCAGTAGATGCGCTGAATGACTATCTTGTAGATGCAAATAAGCAGGAAAAGGACATTAAAGCTGGTGAATGGCAGTCAGCAACCGGAACATCTTTTAAGGCGGTAAGATTTGCAAATGGAGAAATACCATTTCAAATTGTTGCGCCTACTCCAATGAATACGTGTGTTATTTATAATCGGAGCACGGAAGAACCGGTGGTTGCGGTGCAGGAGCTTAAAGACGAAGATGGAAGATGGTACAAACTGTGCTATACAGACAATTATTCATGCAAAATTCAAAATGGAGTAGTTTCTGAATGGAAATTGCACGCATTTGGAAGTATACCTATTGTTGAGTTTCCAAATAATCATGAGAGAATTTCTGATATTGAGCTTGTCATAGGTATTTTGGATGCCATAAACAATATGCAGTCAAACAGAATGGATGGAATTGAGCAGTTTGTTCAGTACTGGGTTAAGTTTGTGAACTGTGAAATCGACCCAAAAACGTTTGAAGAGATGAAAATGAGCCATGCTTTGACGGTAAAGTCCAATAACAAGGATAACAAAGCCGATGTTGAGATTATGACGCAGGAACTAAATCAGAGCCAGTGTCAGGTGGCAAAAGATGATTTGTGGGACAATGCCTTGGCAATATTAGCAATACCAAACAGAGAGTCCCAAAACTCTGGAGGAGATACACAAGGAGCAGTATCATTAAGGGCTGGATGGGATTTTTCAAAGACAAGAGCAAAATTAAAAGACCCAATTGTGAAATCGGCAGAGAAGAGACTTGCAAAAGTTGTCTTAAATGTAATACGCGTTAAGGACAAGGATTTGAAATTGTCAATGAGGGATTTTGATGTGCAAATCAATCATAGCCCGCAAGACAATATGTATACAAAGTCGCAAACACTATATCAGCTTTTAGAGTGCGGCATACATCCTCTTATTGCCATTAAAACGGTGGGGCTTTGGGGAGATGCTGAAAAGACATTCCTCTTGTCTAAGCCATATATAGATGCGTTGTGGAAAACCATTGATGATGCAGAAGAGCAGGAACAAAAAGCACAGGAAATTGTAAACCAATTAAATAAACAGCAAAATAAGACAGCTACCGAGTAATCGGTGGCTGTTTTTATTTTATAAAAATTCGCAAAGTTGTGAGCGAAAAAATCAACAGTGTCATTCGGTGTCGTTGCACCGCAAAAATTCGTAAAGACATATCGGAGGTAATCAATGAAAAGAGAAGAGTTAATTGCAATGGGTATCAGTGAGGAAAATGTTGAGAAAATCATTGCTGATTACGGCAGTGCCGTACAGAGAGAACAGGCAAAAGCAGCAGAGCTTAAGGCAAAGGCAGACAGCGCAGATGAGTTGCAGAAAAAGCTGGATGAAATGGAAGCAGGAAACCTCACGGAACTTGAAAAAGCAAACAAGGCGTTAGAGACAGCAAATCAGCAGATCGCAGATATGCAGAAAAAAAACGCCATCAGAGATCAGCGCGAAGCATTGATGGAAAAGTTAAAAATCAATGCGGAGCAGGCAAAATCGGTCGTCAAAGATGATGGAAGCCTTGATTATGACGCTCTTGGAAAGATTACAGCCGAAAAGGAAACCGCGGCAGCGCAGGCAAAGGAACAGGAGATTGCAAATAATTCTGAAAATCCGGGCGGCGGTACTGCAGGTGGAGAAAATAAAAAAACTGCGGACGTAGAGAACGCAGAAAAAATCAGTTTTGGCAAACCTGCAGAAAGTGCAGAAGCCAAAGACCATTATGTTTTATAGGAGGTAAATTATGGGAAAACCGATTGAAAGAGACTTTACACAGAGTAAAGGAATTTTAAAATTCTTTCCTTATGAGGGTGCGGCGTGTATCGTTCCGCAGACAATGGTGTCAAGTGCCGATGCAAACGGAAAGAAGATTGCAAAGGCAGGGACACCGTTCCCAAGCAATGACGAATCTTGCAAAGGGTATCTTCTGGAAGATGTTGACGTAACAATGGGAGATGCGCCTGGAACTTATGTATATCAGGGTTCTATTGACAGCGCAAAGGTAACAGCGAACGGAGTGACCGTGGAAGCAACTGCAAAAGCAGCAACACCGCGTGTTACTTTTTTTGATTAAAAAATGGAGGTATTAGAGAATGGCATTACCATTAGCAGAAGCATTTACCGCAAGAAGTCTTGGGGTTATGTGGAATAATTATGAAAAAACGCTTGGTTCTGCGCCTTACTTAGGTAGACAGAAATTTGGAACCAGAAAACAGGACAGCCTTGAACTTAGATTTATCAAAGGGAAAAACGGTCTTCCGGTATCATTAAAGGCATCCAATTTTGATGCGCAGGCAGAGTTAAGAGATGTCGGTGGATTTTCGGATATTCAGAACGAGATGCCGTTCTACCGTGAATCTTACATGGTAACAGAGCGTAAAGAGCAGGAGTATGCAAATTACCAGTCGGCAGAAAATTCCAACATGGCAAACCAGGTGCTTAGAGAAATCAGCAAAAAACCGATGATGCTGATTGAGGGCGCAAGAGTAGTGCCGGAACGCCAGATTTGGCAGTTATTAGCACCATCTGATGGTATTCCAAGAGTACAGGTAACAATTGGTGGCAAGAGCTACTATGTTGATTATACTTCCGATAATGGAGTATCGCACAAGAGAGACCATTACAAAGATATTTCTGGAAGCGATACCGATAAATGGTCTGCATCCGAAACAGCAACGCCACTTGATGACCTTATCGAGATTAAACGTGAGTTTGCAAAGAAAACCGGATATTCCCTTGCACGTTTTAGCATGAATACAGAAACGTGGGAGATGGTTCTTAAGGCAGAAGACACAAAGAAACAGGTGCTTGGAATTACTGCTTACAATGGAGGTATTCGTTTACAGCAGGGGCAGGTTACAGAGTATCTTAGAGGATACGGCATCGAGATTGAAGTTTACGACAAACTTTACATCGACCCGGCAGACGGTACCACCAAATATTTTATTCCTACAGGAGTTATTTCAGCGCAGGCATCCGGCGTGTACCTTGGAGATTATGTCTTTGGAAAGACACCGGAAGAGAGAAGCGGAAGTTTAACAGACGGAAACCTTTCTATTGTAGAAACCGGTATTTCGGTGTATACATACGCAACAAATCATCCGATCAACACTCATTGCGTTGTGTCAATGATCGGATTGCCTACTTTTGAGGGCATGGACAGCGTTGTTGTCATGAAAGTTGCGTAGGAGGTGCGGTATGATTGCTGAATACACGGTAAAGCGCAATGGAAGATGGTACAAGGCAGGAGATGAAATCCCGGACATTGTTCCGGGAGAAAAATCTTCCGGCGGGTACACCAAGACAGAGATTAACAGAATGAGCACTGCTGATTTACAGGCATTTGCCACAGAACAAGGTATAGACAACGCAGAAGAACTTACAGGAGCAGAATTAAAGAAGCTGTTAATTGAGAAATTAGGATTATAGGAGATAGTTATGGAATTAAAAGACACCGTGGAAATGATGAACAGCACGGACTACAAAGAAAGATTTAAAGCAGAGTATCAGCAAGTAGTTATTCGCTATAAGAAACTAAAAAATATGCTTGATAAGTGGGATAACGATAAACTTACCTTTACTCCAACTTGCCCTAGAAGTACATATAATATGCAGATTAAAGCAATGACAGATTATATTGCAGTTCTTGAAGCAAGAGCAGTAATGGAAAATGTAGAGCTTTAGAAAGGGTTTTAGCTATGGCAGAATACGCCACATTAGAACAAGTCAAAATCAGACTGAAACAATTTCATATTGAAACCGTTACGGATGAAGATGGTGTTACTTCTGATGTTGTCGTGTTCGACCAGAAAGAAGATAATCCTTACATCGAACAGCTTATCAAGCAGGCAAGAAATGAAGTGGTAAGCAAGCGGAATTACCCGGAAAGCTACACGGATGAAAAAATATCCGAAGACTTGAAACAGTTTGAGGATGTAATCGTCAATTTAGCCTTGTACGACCATTCACAGGCAGGAGAAGCCTATATGGCAAGTTATTCAGAAAACGGCGTAAGCCGTAGCTGGAAAGACAGGGAAAGCTTGTTTGTTGGAGTATTTCCGTTTGTAAAAGCATTATAACCGTATGGGATTCCATCTGGTTAGAAGATTGTGCGTTACGTTTTGCCGACGTCGGCAAAACGTAGCAGGCGGCACACATTGAGCGGTGGTGGGCGGTGTGCCATAAAAATGAAAGGCGGTATATGATTTGACGATTGAAATATCAACAGCAATCATTATAAGCGTGCTGTCGCTTGGTTTTTCCGTCTTTATGGGCTTGAAGAGCAACAAAAGGACAGACAACACGGATCTTGAAGAGCGCGTGCGGGAGAACACACGCATTAACATGAAGTTGGATGCCATTTCAAACAACACAACCGAGATCAAGAATGAAGTTTCGGAGATGAGAAAAGAAATAAATTCTCACGACAACAGAATTATAAAGGTTGAAGAAAGTGTGAAATCGGCGCATCACAGAATTGACGGGATAGAAACCCGTCTTAATGATGAAAAGGAGGTTTAATCATGGATATTATACAGTCTGTAATTGCAAATATGACAATTATTCTGGCAATCATTGGTGCGCTGGCATTTGTTGTGTCTGTGGTAACACAGGTAATCAAAGGTGTAGGCGTATTTTCTAAGATTCCAACGGACATTTTGGTATTTGTTCTTTCTATCGGAATCACGGTCGCTGCGTTTGTGGCATACATGCAGTACATCCAGACATCAATTTTATGGTATATGATCTTGGCAGCTATTATTGCAGGATTTATTGTTGCGTTTGTCGCAATGTATGGATGGGAAAAGCTTTCTGAGCTGTGGAAACGGTTCGGCAAGGATGTGAAGTGAAATGCTTGAGATCAATAAGCAAAAAATGAGTTATTCGCAGCAAAGCGGCAAGGTGCCGGTATATGTGACGGATGATGATGGTAACATCGAATATTCTTCGTACACGGATTCTGATGGTAATGTAATTTATTACCTTGATGATGACGGGAACAAGATACCGAAGACAACCGGAGAGTATACCACAGGTTATGAAAAGCCTGTGGTTTTTTATTCTTCGATCAGCAATAAGTTGAGCGAAGCACTTATAAAAGAATTTGGCGTAGATAACTCTACAAATTTTGTTCAGATCGTAGAAGACAAAGGAAAGCTTCAATTGAGCGTCGGATCTTTGGTATGGAAACGATCAGACGTAAAGTACAAAGATGAAGAGAATACAATCGTTGACGAAAATTCGGCTGATTACATCGTAAAAGGTGTCGCAGACGAGGGATTGACGGTTGATTTGTTCTTGTTACAAAAAAATGTGAAGTAGGTGTGGCATGGGGAAGAAAGTAATCACAATGAGCCTGTCTGAAAAGTCTATTCAGAATGCAATACAAGAGCTTAGAGCCTATCAAAACAGCTTAACATATAAATGTCAGCTATTGGCAGAAAAACTCGCGGAAAAGGGCGTAGAGATTGCCAGAGTGCAAATTGCTGACCTTGACGCAATATTCACATCGGAACTGATTTCAAGTGTTCATGCGGAATATGAAGGAAGCACTAAGGGCGGCGGGATATGGGCGGTAATAGCCGGTACAGACCACGCCGCATTTGTTGAGTTTGGAACCGGAATTGTGGGACAGCAAAGCCATTATCCGGGGAAACTGCCAGAGGGTGTTTCGTGGCAGTATGCAAGTGGAAAAACTATCCATCAGATTTCAGATGGAAGATATGGATGGTTTTATCAGGACGACAATGGCGATTGGTGGTTTACAGAGGGAATGCCAAGCCGACCATTTATGTATCTGACCGCAAATGAGTTGCGGCAGATTGTTACACAGACAGCGAAGGAGGTGTTTAAATAATGGCAGGCAACCAGTGGGTATTTGATCTTGAAACAAACATTTTTTCCAATGTTGTAACGATTGCCAAACCAAAACTCCAGAAGAAATACAAAAGCATGAATTTTGACACTGCATTTACAACGGTTGAAAAAAACCTTGATAAAGACCCTGTTTTCCCGACTATTTACATCCATGAGATGCCGGGGCTTGAACGTGGGGCAGATTTAGAGGGCACATCCGTAAATGCGGTGCAGGAAACAATACAGGTTGACGTCATTACAAACACAAAGCAGAGTGATGCAAAAGGGATCATGGCTATTTTATCTGATGCCTTTAAGCAGATGCGATTTCAAATTACAGCAATGCCGGAGTTTAAAAACGACAGCGAAAAAAATTTTAGAAGCGTTGCAAGGTTCCGGAGGATAATCGGAGCCAACGACAGATTGATGTAAAAGAGCCGAAAGGCTCTATTTTTTATGCACCGGGCGCAAATAGATGCGTCTGATAACCGCATTATTTGGCGGTAGAAAGAGAGGTAAAAATGGCAGCAGGATTGTCTACGTTAGGCATTACGTTTGGCTATGGAACAGAAACAACAGCTGGGACAAAGCCTACATCATTTAAACAGCTTACAAGAATTAACGCAATCGGCGGTATCAACATTGAGCCGGAACAGATTGACGCATCTGCATTAGAAGATGCTATTACCAGATATGTAAAGGGGCGCGCAGATACCGGTGGCTCTTTCACTATCACGGTAAACCTTACAGATGCCACAAAGGAAGAGTGGGAAGCACTTATCACAGCGTACAAGGCGCTTGCCGGCGGGAAAAGAATGTGGTTTGAAACGATTATCCCGGGATTTACCGAAGCGTTTTTTGTTGTGGCTCAGCCGCCAGAGCAGATTCCACAGCCGGAGATTGGTCAGAACGAACTTTTGACGGTTGAAATGAATCTTACCATTGAAGAATACAAGGGCATGGACACCGCTGTAGCTTTTACACCGGGGGAATAACACGTCAGTCGAATAGTTCGGTTGGATCGGCTGACGATAACCAGACAACCGAGCCAGAGCTTGAAGAAACAATTTAAAAGAACAGGGCGGTCTTCGGACTGCCCTTTCCCTATATGAGAGGGAGAAAGGGAAAGAAAATGACAAAATTAAAATTTGGCGAGAAAGAATTACAGATCAAGTTTGGATATGAAGCAACCGTGAAAAGCGGAATTATCAAGAAAGTAGCAAAATTAGACCAGATGGAAGATATCGAAGCGGTTGACGAAATCCTTTTATTTCTTCCAGAGTTAATCCTTGTAGGCGCGCAGAAGTTTCACAAAGAGGAACTTGGATACAATCCGGACAATGAGGGAGAAAAGGAACAGCAGCTTGGAAAAGTATATGCCATGCTGGATGATTACTTTGACGGAGAAGATGCAGATGTTCAGGTACTTTACAATGCACTTTTAGCGGAGCTGCTTGAAAACGGTTTTTTATCAAAACTGCTCAAAGCAGAGCAGAAAGAAGCGGAGAAGAAAACTCCGAGGAAAAAGTAGAAGAACAGAGAGAACTTACATGGGGAACATATTGTGCGGAAATCCGCCCATTCTGGCTTTTAGTTACAAAAGGGTATGGATTTACCGTGCATGATATAGACACGTCCTGTCCGACTGATTTACAGCCTTATGCGGATGCTTACAACTTAGATAAAAAGCAAAGAGACAATGAGATGTGGATGTGGTTTGGAACATATGGATTGTCTGCGGTATCGGTGGCAGTAGAACATTGTCTTGCCGGACGAAAAGCAAAATCAAAGTATATTGAAAAACCAATCAATGAGCAACAAGGGAAAGATGATTCGGAAATGACGGAAGAAGAAATTAAGAAACAGAGAGAGCTATTTGTGGCAAAGCTCAAAATTATGCAGTCAAACTATGAGTTGAGCCACCCAAAACCAGAAAAGAACTTGGAGGTATAAATATGAGAATTGGATCTGCAAGACATGATGAAAATGGGAAATTGACCGGTGGGAGACCGGGAGATCAGACCGGAACAGAAGTAAGTATGCAAAACTTTTATGTTCATAAAAAAGGATGGTATGTGTTAAGGCCAAAAACAAAAGATATGGCGGATAAACTGGCAGAATCAATGATTACAGCGTGCAATAATGATAATATTGGCTACTGTCAGGGACACCGGCTTGGAATTGTCAAATATGGTATTAATTCAAAAGTAAAAACAGAAGCAGATTGCGGCACAACGGTACGTGCATGCATTATTCATGCAACTGGAAAAGATGTTGGAAATTTCACCACAGCAAATGAAAAATCTGTACTTCTTTCTAGTGGCATGTTTGATGACATTGGAGGTTATGCGGCAGGAATGGTTCTTTACAACGGAGATGTTATTGTCACAAAAACAAAAGGTCATACAGCGATTGTGACAAGCGGAAACCCTAGAAAAAATGTAAAAGATCATTTAAACCCATACCCGGAACCTGCAAGGATTTTAAAGAAAAAATTCCCTTGCATGAGAGGGGATGATGTGAGATGGCTTCAGACGGAGCTTATTTATCACGGATGCCTAGATGAAAAAGATAAAAAGGGAAACAGTAATGTGGACGGTATTCTTGGAAATGATACGGCGACCGGTATTGGAACATTCCAGAAAAAAGTCGGAATTACAGTAGATAAGAAATGTGGACCGGTTACAAGAGAAAAATTAAAAGAGTAGATCAAGGACGGTAAGGTGTCACAGCCTACCGTCTTTTTATTTTGCATAGAAAGTTGGTGCATATATGGCAGACATTGATGAATTACAAATAAAAATCAAAGCTGACTCTGCAAAAGCAAGTAATTCCATAGAAAGCCTTGTAAACAGCATGAATAGGCTCCGGGAAAGCATATCGTTTGACACTGCAAAACTTTCAAATATTGCAAGCGGAATCAGAAGCATTTCCGATGCGGCTACCGGATTCAAAGGTGGTAAATCTTCGGAAATCACATCAATGGTGCGGGCACTCAATAAATTTTCTGGTGTTGATGCAAATTCTATCCACGGAATATCTTCTGCTGTGAGAGATCTTGCATCTGGAATAGCAAGTGTTAAAGCTGTTGATACAAGCGGACTCACAAGCATGGTGTCGGCACTGTCAAAAATTGGTGGCAAGGCATCTACACAGGCGACAAAGAATCTGCCGGCTTTATCTGCGCAGTTACAAAACTTTGTACGCCAGATGAACAAGATAGGTGCATTGAATTTTGATATGACCAATATGAGCAACCTTGTAACAGCCATATCAAGGCTTGGAAGCGTTGCAAGCGGACGTGCAGTAACAAATATACCTTTGCTTGCTGACAACCTTAAATATCTGTTTGAGACACTCTCAAAAGCACCAAATGTAAGCGCAAATATTTTACAAATGACACAGGCACTTGGAAATCTTTCAAACAGATCTGGCGGTGCGATTACTGGATTAAATAACAGCATCAGTAATCTTTCCGGTTCTTTCCTTGGATTTAAGACATCCACAGGAAAAGCATTGATCGGACTCAAGTCATTCACAAGACAGATTTTGTCCTCTATGGGGATTTATCTTGGTCTGTACGGAGCGATAAGAGGAATAAAAAATGCAATCGACATATCATCCGCATTAACAGAGGTTCAGAACGTTGTTGATGTTACTTTTGGTGACATGTCAAAAAAAGTCAATGACTTTGCACAGGACTCTATACGTCAGTTCGGTATGTCAGAACTGACATTGAAACAGACGGCAAGCCGATTCCAAGCAATGGGAACAGCCATGGGAATTGACAGTAGTTTGATAAAGAAAGCTAATGAGTTTTTGAATAAGCAGACAGATGGCTATATTGGTTTGTCTGATTCCATGGCTGATGTGTCTTTGAATTTAACAAAATTAACTGCTGATATGGCATCTCTGTATAACATAGATCAGGATGTTGTGTCGCAGGATTTAGCTGCAATATTTACCGGACAGACACGTCCATTAAGAGATTACGGTCTTGATCTTACACAGGCAACCCTTAAAGAGTGGGCGATGAAACAGGGATTAGATTCTGATATTGCGTCTATGTCACAGGCTGAAAAGACAATGCTCCGGTATCAGTATGTGCTTGCCAATACGCAGACAGCGCAGGGAGACTTTGCGCGTACTGCTGATTCGTGGGCGAACCAGATCAGAATTTTAAAACAGTCGTTTGAACAGCTTGGCAGTGTTATTGGTGGAGCATTAATCAATGCTTTCAAACCATTCGTAAAAGCACTCAATTCCGTTTTACTGGTTGTTATCAGCTTTGTTACAAAGGTTACAAACGCTTTAGGCGCAATCTTCGGATGGAAATATGAGGATTCCGGTGCAGGACTTGCAGATAACTTTTCAGATGCGGCAGAGAGTGCAGATGATGTTGCGGACAGCACAGGACAGGCGGCAAAGAACATCGACAAGATGAATAAAGGTGTCCGTCAGTTTGATGAATTGAAACTGATTACCACAAATGATGGTTCTGGCAAAAAAGGTTCGGGCGGTTCCGGCGGCGGTGCATCCGGTGGAGCCAGCGGCGGTAAACTCGTCAAGACTGATACCATTTTCAAGAATTACGAAAGTGATATTAAAAATCTGAAACAACTTGGAAAATACATTAGTGATGCCTTATCAAAAGCTATGGAGTCTATCAACTGGGATAAGATTTATTCCAAGGCAAGAAATTTTGGCAAAGGCTTGGCAGATTTCCTCAATGGTCTTATCAATCCGAGATTGTTTGGAAATGTTGGTAAAACGATTGCCGGGGCACTGAATACGGCGATTTATGCAACCCTTTCCTTTGGTCAGACATTTGACTGGTCAAACCTTGGAAAATCACTGGCAGAGGGAATAAATAAATTCTTCAAAACATTTGATTTTAAAGCACTTGCAGAAGATATAAATACTTGGGTACAGGGAGTTTACAAGACAATTAAGACCATGATAGAAAATATCAAGTGGTCTGATGTTTGGAAAGGCGTAAAAGATTTTCTTTCAAACATTGATATTGAGACAGTTGAAATTCTTCTTGGAGCATTTGCCCTGAAACTTGCAGGCAAACTGTTAACAGGGAAACTTCTCAAGGAGAATATTGGGAAATTAATAGGAGCGAAATTCACAGCCGCTTTTGGTTCAACGGCGGTAAAATCATTGCTCTCTTATGCAATTCCTATTTCACTTGCTGTAGTAGTGGCAACGTTATCTTTTACGGTTGGAAAAGATAGCATAAAAAAAGATGTTAATAATTTAAAAAAAGCGTATGAAAAAGGCGGTTTTCTGCAATATCTTCAGGAAAGTTTTAAACAACTTCTTAATCCATTTGAATGGATTAATGCATATGGCGGTGGAGTTTTGAGCCATGATACTGTGATGGACAAATTAGGCATTGGAAATGGAATGAATGTTGATGAATTTGTCAAAAATCTGCCTAAAAAGGAAGATTACAAATCATTAGATGATTTCCAAAAAGCACTAAATGAGTTCAATGATAATATGCCTAATAAATTAAATGTACCTGACAGCTTTGATCTAAAGGCGTGGATAGATGAATGGAAGAATATAAACGGATTAGATGATGTAGATTTACGAGCAGATGTCGTCCTTCCAAATTTACAGGAGAAGATTTCCGAGTTCAAAGACAATGTCAAAGAATGGTGGGGATTGAATGTAGAACTTCCAGTTCATAACAAATTGACAACTACTCAAAATGATATTTCTTTATGGTGGGAAAATGTAAAGGAATATTGGGGAGAAAAAAAGCTTTCAATACAGACAGAAATAGGAGAAATAAAAGGTAAAATAGAAGAAAAGTGGAATGAAGCCTTAACTTACATTCAGGAGAATATTTTCCCGTGGTTCACAAAAGAAAAGTGGATGGAAGTAGGAAATGGAATAAAAGAGGGATTATCTGCTAAATGGGATGAGTTTTCCGATTGGTGGCAAAAGACAGGAATATATAACTGGTGGGAAAATCATGTAAAACCTTGGTTTACAAAAGAAAAATGGGATGAACAGGGAGACGGAATGAAAAAAGGTCTTTCTGAAAAATGGGACGAATTTAGTAACTGGTGGAGTACATCTGGAATTGGTTCTTGGTGGACAAATCATGTCGCACCGTATTTTACGAAAGACAAATGGACATTCAGTGGCATTTCTGACGGATTGAAGCAGGCATTTGATAATGCTGTTGCAGGAATTAAGCAGGTATGGAATAATTTTGCAACGTGGCTTAATTCAAAACTGTCTTTTTCATGGGATTCTGTAAATATTGGTGGAAAAGAAATAATTCAAGCTGGCAATATTAACCTTGGAAAAATCCCAACGTTCGCCGCAGGAGGTTTTCCAAAACAGTACAGCATGTTTATGGCAGGAGAAAACGGCGTACCGGAAATCCTTGGAACAGTTGGAGGAAAGACAGCAGTTGCTGGGGGGCAGGAGATCACAGGTATTCGTGATGCTGTATACAGTACGTCACAGCAGGAAATTGCGTTACTTAAACAGCAAAATCAGTTATTGCAAGGAATCCTCGAAAAAGAATTTGGTGTGACACAAGACCAGATAGGAAGAAGTGCTAGAAAATACGCAAGAGAATATTTTAATAGAACGGGCAGAGAAGCATATAGTTTCTAATGACAAAAACCGCCACTTGTGGTAGAATCATTTTATTACAAGTGGCAGGAGGGTAACACATGGCGTTGATTAAATGTCCTGAATGTGGAAAAGAAATTTCAGACAAAGCAGAAATGTGTATCAATTGCGGATTTCCGTTGAAACAACACGAAAACAATGAAATGTCTGCGGGGAAAAGTGAATTTTATAAATCATACGAACAAGAAAACGAAAATGATAGAGGGTGGGAACGCCCAAAAGAGCCAGAGATTACAGGTGTTGGAAAATTATTCTTAAGAAATTCTGTTGAAAGATCTCAAAACACGGGATTTAATGGTATATATAAATATACTTTATTCGGAGAAAAAAAAGAGGTTTACTGTCCAAGATGTGGGAGCGAAAATTGTTCTCATTATACGGAGCAGAAATTTGTACCAGGAAAAACAAAGACAAGATACACTGCAAATCTAAATCCATTTAAACCGTTTACTTTAGTAAATAAAAAGGAAAAGATTTTGAGAAAAGATCAAACATATGAAATAAATAAAATTATATGTAATGATTGTGGCTACACTTTCATATAAATTTGGATTTAATATGTGGAGAATTACGATGGAGAATAGGGAGTCTGAATCAGAACTAAATGAGTGCAAAAAGAAGTTGAATAAAGCACATCAAACGATAGAAGAATTGAAAATTAAGATGACGCAAGATAAAAAAAATCACAAATGGGAAATCAGGGAAATAAATAAAAGAATAGAACAGGCAACTGATAAAAACTTGGAATTATATGACAGAGAATCAAAAGCACTTATTTATGCAGATCAGTTGGAAAAAGATAAAAACATACTTGTTAAAGAAAAGAGAGAACATGAAAAGAAAATAGAAAAATTAGAGAGAGAAAATGAACAGTTGAAAGAAGAATTAGCAAAAATTACAGAAAGAAAAAACTTTAGCAACGATCCTGAATGGAGAGTACTTAAAAGTGCAGGAAAACAGAAAGCACATAGTTGAGACTTTTGTTTGACAAACACACATAGAAAATATATAATTTCAATAATTAAAAATCACGCAGGTAAGACCTAAAGAATTAGGATGTCCTGCAAGCCTATGAGGAATAGGTGCGGATTCGTGACCGCCAGAGATTGAAGAAATTCAGTCTTTGGTGGTCTTTTTATTTATTTCAAACTGCATAAGAAAAATAAAAAAATGAAATTTAAACCTGCCTGTCAAATGACAGTAGCGAAAGAAAGGTGGAAAAGAGTATGTATGAATTGGTGGAACTCAAAGGAAACGATGTTTTTACAAACAGCAAAGTGATTGCAGATGGAACAAATAACCAACATGAATCTGTTGTTGCTATTATCAGAAAATATGAGAAAGATATTTTAGACTTTGGCAATATTGATTTCTCCGATTTAAAATCGGGGAAAAGGGGGCAGCCTGAAAGAGTTTATTATTTGAATGAGGAACAAGCAACATTTGTTATAACTCTTTTGAGAAATTCAAAAATAGTTGTGAAGTTTAAGAAAGAGTTGGTTCGACAGTTTTATGCAATGCGCAGATTTATTCTTGAAAAGCAATCGAAACTATGGGGCGAAACAAGAATTGCTAATAAAGAAAATCGGCTGAAAGAAACTGATGTGATTAAACTTCTTGTAGACTATGCCAAAGAACAAGGAAGTACGCATTCAGATAAACTGTATGTGACATATACCAAGTTGGCAAAATCAGTAATTGGTGGAAATCGCGACAATATCACAGTTTCAGATCTCAATAATCTAACCCTTGTGGAAAGCATTATTTTGCAGACTATTAGAATTGATATGTCAATGGGTATGCACTACAAGGATATTTATAGGGATTGCAAAAATAGAATAGAACAATTTGCAGATATAACTTACCTGTCCGCTTAGCCCCGAAAATTTGGGGCTATTCCAGTATTTCGTCACGGGAAATTACAATCTTACTAAATATATAGCGTGCGACTCCTGTTAGGGTATGTTCCTAACGCACGTGAATTTAAAGGTTGAGCCTTGCGAAATGTAAGGCTCGGAAATTTAGGAGATAGAAAGTATGGCATATACAGCTCTTGCAACTAAAGTTAAGGAAAATAACATTGAAGTTTTTAATAATCCAGAACTTGGATTTTCAGCACGAACAATGTTAAATGAGGACGGAAGTATTTCTATCAATGCAGAGGATACAGCTAGAGGATTTGGCTGGACACAGGAAAAGAACGGAAAAACATATGTAAGATGGGAGACGATGAATGGATATTGTATAGAGTTTGGATTTTCCCAACTTGTTGGGAAAGACGATTATATCCCAGAACCGCTTTTTTATCGCCTTGGTATGAAAGCAAGCAACAAAACGGCGGACAAGTTCCAGAACTGGCTCGCAATGGAAGTCATTCCAAGCATCCGGAAATATGGTATGTATGCTACGGATAAGGTAATTGATAATATTTTAAGCAATCCAGACTTTGGTATTAAGATATTGACGGAGCTGAAAGAAGAAAGAATTGCTAGAATAGCAGCGGAAGAAGAAAAGGAAAAGTTACAACAGGAACTTGATTATAGCAAAAACTGGTATTCTATTAAGCGTGTTGCAGCAATGAACGGTGTGGACTGGAAAACATTTAATTGGCGAAAACTCAAAGAAAAGAGCATTGAACTTGGATATGGCGTGAAAAAGATTTTTGATGCAAATTATGGAGAGGTAAATACCTATCATAGGGATGTTTGGGAAGCAGCATACCCGGAGTATGAAATTTAGGAGGGATTTTATGAACAAATTAGAAATCAGGATTACATATGGGAACACGGAAGTAATTCACACACCGGAGAAAATTGTGATTAAATCGCCCAATATCGAAGTAATTACAAAATAGATCAAGAAAAAGAAGTGGCATCTATCAAATTGGTGGCAGGTGCTATTTTTGCACAAATTTTACCGACTGTCATTTGAGACAGCCGCAAACCCAAACAGTTAGGTGGTGGAAATATGGCGTACAGCGGATGGCTGTTAAAGATTGGAAATTACACAGTGCCAATGTCTTTTATGAAAGCGGAATCATATAGTCCATATGTCAATATGCAGGATTTAGATGATTATCCGGATGCCAACGGTTATCTGCATAGAAATGCAGTGGAATTAAAGGCTTTAAAAGTGGAGTTTGAGACACGGGCAATGCTGACAAATAAGACTTTTAGTGAGGTTTTAAACAATATTCGAAGTCAGTTCACAAATGCGACAGGGAGAGCCTGCTATATCACAGCGTATATCCCGGAATATGACGATTATGTGACACAGTACGGCTATATGGCAGATTTTCAGCCTACGATATACGGAACATATGATGGAATAATTCGTTACAATTCAGTTCGGCTTGCTTTCATAGGGGGTGTGTATGGTGGTTAATTATAAATATGGCGACTTGTTCAAAAAAGATACGGTCGATAAGCAATTATCCATCGTATCTGATGACGGAAAAATCAATATCACAAATACAGAACTACACCAAGAAAAATTCGAATTGACAGAAAGTTTGTGTTCGGAACAGGAATTGACGTTTGGATCATGCGAAGCCGCCATGATTAAATTCACGGTGTCAAATACATTTTTGCCAATGAAGGGCAGATGGATGACAGTAAGGATGTCTCTTGGTGGACATACAGATGTTCCATTTCAGTTCGGGAGATATAAGGTTGATTCTGATACGCCTACGGCAGACAGGACGTGCCGTGATGTTGTCGCATATGATGCTCTTTATGACATTTTAAATGCAGATGTGGCAGCATGGTATAACACTGTCTTTCCATCCCATAAAGAGCAGCAGAAAGATAAAGATGGAAAAACTACGACTGTTACAGTTTATGATCCGGTCACAATGAAGCAATTCCGGGATAGTTTTTTTAAGCACTTCGGGATTGAGCAGGCTGATATTATACTGGTTAATGACGGCATGTCTATTGAAAAAACAGTTGCAGTCACGGCATCCAGCGAGACAAGTTCTGATACAGAGGAATCGAGCACCATAGGCGAATCTATGAGCGGCAAGGAAGTGTTGTCCTGTATTTGTGAGATCAATGGCTGTATGGGGCACATGGGGCGCGACGGGAAGTTTCATTATATTTACCTGGAACAGGAAATACAGGGATTATATCCGAGAAATGACCTTTATCCGGCAGATGATCTGTTTCCGCGCAATCCAAAGAGTACGCAGATAGGAAAAGGATTCTATGTTACTGCCACATATGAAGATTATCTTGTCAAAACCATTGATAAGCTACAGATCAGGGAGCAGAAGAATGATATTGGCGTGATCGTAGGCACCGGAGACAATACCTATGTGATCGAGGATAATTTTCTTGTCTATGGAAAAGGCACAAAAGAACTGAAAGGCATTGCAAAAAATATTCTTTCCAAGATCAGAGGGATTGTTTACCGACCGTTTACAGCGGACTGCAAAGGAAATCCGTGTCTTGAGGTCGGGGATGCAGTGCGGTTGCCGACCAGATATGAACTGATCGAGTCCTATATTCTGAAAAGAACCCTGAAAGGTATACAGGCTTTGCGTGATGATTTGGAAGCGGATGGGGAAGAGTACCGGACAAACGGGGCGAACGGAATACAGAAAAGTATTTTAAAGCTCAAAGGCAAGAGCAATGTGTTGGAGCGAACCATTGAAAAGACACAGAGCACGATAACTGATGTTGAGAAGGGATTGCAGTCACAGATCACGCAGACCGCAACCGAAATTCGCACAGAAGTTAAAAATACAACGGATGGTTTATCATCGAGAATCACGCAAAATGCGAGCAGTATTACAGCAGAAGTTAAAAGGGCACAGGGACAGGAAGTTGAACTTGCAGCAGCTATTAAAATTAATGAGGACAAGATTACAGCGGAAGTTACGAGAGCAAGCAAAGCAGAGGGCGATTTGTCAGGAAAGATAGAGGTAACTGCAACTAAGATACGGTCAGAAGTCAGTGCTTCGTTGAAGGCATGGAATATTGATGGCTATGATATTAATTATTATGGTTTTGGAAAACCCCAAGATACTTACCCTGCATCATCCAAATATAATGGACGCAGTTTTTTAGATCAGGATAGTGGAAAATTGTATGGCTGCGATCCGGATGGCGGAATTAACAGCGGTAAATATAAATGGACATTGATAACCACGCTTAAGCAGCTTTCATCCAATATGTCCAGTGCGATTACGCAGACATCAAAGGGGATCGAAAGCAAAGTTACAAGAGATAGTGTTGTTTCAGAAATCAACCAGTCAGCCGAGGGCATCAAAATTAAAGCAAAACTGCTTGAATTAAAAGGTTCTATGGAAATGACCGGGGGATATATGCATATTCAAGCGGAAGAGTCTGTAGAAAACCTTATTGAATTTAAACGCAGTGGAACACTTGTACAGATGGGAACGGATGGATTTCGAACAGTGGAAGGGACGCTTGAAAGTCCTGTTCATAAATGTACGGTTCAATATAATAATGTTTCATTGCATAAAGGCGCAAACGATAATGACCACATGATGATCCATTTAGACGGAGATACCGGAGTAGGTGGATTCAGAGGTGGAGTAATTAATGGATCTGACAAAAGAATAAAAAACACAATTTTAGATTTAAGCAAAAAGCAATCATCTGAGTTTATTTATTCTTTAAGAGCAAAATCGTATCGTTATAATTTCGAAAAGGATGGATTTCATCATGGCTTTATAGCACAGGATGTTTTGGAAAGTGTGGAAAAAGGATGGAATATTTGCCCTCAAATTTTCTCAAACGGTAACGGAGAAAAGTATTACGGACTGAATTATACAGAGCTGATCGCTGATCTGGTTGCAACAGTGCAATTACAGCATGAAGAAATAAAAGAATTGAAAGAAACGGTAGGTATTCTATGATAAATGCAAAAATTCGTGAATTTGAAAACGACATTATAAATTATGTAAATTTGTGCGGGGATGTCCCGATCGAAGCTAAGTACCTGGTGTTTAAGGATATTCTGCAGCAGATTAAGGAAGAGGCAAACAGGCAGGTTACAGCAGAACAGGAACAAATGAAGCTTGATTCGGAAAGGGAGAGTGAGGACCATGAACAAAGCGCATAGTGCTATTAATTGGGAGAATTACCCGAGTGATGAAACACCGCTTAATGAAAGCAATCTTAACAAAATGGACGCAGCTATTGGCGTTATTGATGATCGTGTAATCACTCTTGATACCACAAAAGCCACGAAAACAGAGGTAGCAACTCTTGTTGCAGACGTGACATTCGAGGAATCGACGGGAATTATCACAATCACGAAAAAGAACGGTTCCAAAGTTATGATCGATACGCAGATGGAGAAGATCGCGATCAACTTCGATTATAACCCGACTACACAGCAGATTATTTTGACTCTGATCGATGGTACGAAGCAGTACATAGACCTGTCGGCACTGATTACACAGTATGAGTTCTTTGATTCTGATACGGTAGCTTTTTATATTGACAAAGACGGAAAGGTATCAGCTATTGTCAAAGAGGGAAGCATTGAGGAAAAGCATTTAGAGCCTAACTATCTTGCGAAAATCAAAGTGGAAGTGGCAAAGGCAGAGTCAAGCCAGCAGGCAGCGGCAAAGTCCGAAGCCAACGCCAAAGCAAGTGAGAATGCTGCAAAAGCCAGTGAAACAGCGGCAAAAACATCCGAAACCAATGCCAAAGCGTCAGAGACAGCAGCGGCGAAGTCAGCCACGGCGGCAGCAATATCCGAGACTAACGCAAAAGCCAGTGAGACATCCGCCAGTGAATCATCCGCCACAGCCACGGAGAAAGCATCGTCCGCCAGTCAGTCAGCTGATACAGCAGCCGAAAAAGCAGATATTGCAACTCAAAAGGCTGCGGAGATCATCGGTAAAGCGGAATCTGCAGAAGAAAGTGCAACCAAGGCACAGAGTTATGCTGTTGGTGGTACAGGAAGCAGAGAGGGCGAGGATTCTGACAATGCCAAGTATTACTATCAGCAGGCAAAAGATGTATCAGAAGGACTTAAAGGTGGATTGCAGCCACACGGAACAGTTGCATTTGCAGATCTTCCGGCACTTGCGGATATTAGCACAGGGTGGATGTTCAATATTTCAGACGAATTTACAACCACGGATGATTTTAAAGAGGGAGCCGGTAACGTCATTCCTGCCGGTGCAAATGTCTACAAAACATCAGATGATAAGTGGGATGTGCTTGCCGGAACTCCAGTTACCGGAATCAAAGGTGTAAATGAAGATTCTTTCCGTAGGGGCAATGTAGAACTCACAGCAGAAAACGTCGGTGCAGTGGCAACCGGTGGAGATACAGCAGAGAACACAACCGCTTTTACGAGTAGTGATGTGGCAGACGGATCAGCGTCAGCATGGACGAATGTATCAAAATTATCAAGTGGCGAAAAACATTCTTCTATTTTTGCGAAGGTGTCACAGATGTTCAAGAATGTGCGGTATCTCTATAAAATGCTTGGAACGACGGATATTTCCAAGATCGGGAATGGAACATGCACGGGAGCGATATCATCGTTAAACAGCAGTTTAACAAATAAGTCGTATATAAAAATTGTAAAAGGTGACTGGTCTGGACTTATAGGGACTCTTATGCCACTTTTTGATACTGGCGACAAAGTAATTAATCTGATCGCGCATAATGAACTTGACGATACCTATCCTGCTGTACGTGTTGGTCGGGCTGATGCAGATCGCGATGGTAATAGCATTCCAGACACATATTTAAAGAAATCCGACGCCAAAACCATGTTCAATACCGGATACCGTCAGGTAAGCAGTAACGAATTTAATAAATACTTCTCCGATACATGGAGTTATGCAGGTGCGGACGGATTATCTATTGATTCCGGAACGTGGCTGGTAAATTATTACTGTTGGGTTTCTGAAAGTTCTGCCGTGGATGTTATATCATTAAAAAGTACCGTCGATCAGGCGATTGGAATCACCGCCCCAAATAACGGAAACGGTGGCACGTGGCTGACCATGCATGAAATAATATCTGGTAAGGCAATTACCAATTTAAAATTTTTAATAAAAGTACCAAAAGCTGTGACATTTGGACAGATCAGTACAAAGATAACTGCTATAAAACTGTGTTAAATATTAAATATATAAAACGCAGACCTTAATCCTTATTGTCTGATAAGCTTGTGAAAAAACGTAAAATGAATATGGGACGTTATAATAAGTTGCTGAACCGACTATAACACCTATGTTATCTGAACCATTGCCAGCCATGGAGGCATCGTTGTGTGGACCGCCGCAGATAAAACCGCCAAGAATTGTGTGCCCCTGTGCTATTAAATTATCAATTTCAGTGGTTTTTCCGCCGACATATCCCCAATAGGTATATTTAGGGAAAAATGCTTTGCTTTCATTGGTAGTAATGCCTTCGAACTCTATAACAATGGATTTCACCTTGTTTTTTTCAATAATATTATCAACCTCTGTCTGTGTATAATATTTCTTTAAACTGCTGTTTTACGAACAAAGCGGACAACTTGGCACAAAAGAAAAACTATGTAGAGAATTAAAAAAATCAAGAGCCTAAGAGCCGATTACATGACCGTGTGTTGTGTAGCCGGCTCTTTTGCATAAAGCCTTCGGGCAGAAAGGAAAATTATGCACTTAAAATTTATCACAGATAACTGGCAGATGCATAATTTTCAACCAGTAATTAATTTTTTAACAAAATTTAAACTAATCAATCGACATTCTGTGACAATAAGAAATTTACCTGTCGAAACTTGCGACCGAAATGGTTTGAATAATGGTGGAAAAATTTGTAAAATAAAATTGTCCGATAAGGGCACTTCAAGTTCTGGCTGAGGGGCGGGATAAGGCGTTTTCTTGTCCCTCAACTACAAACGAGTTGGTAATTTGTAGCAATTTGTCAAATGGGGTTGACGATATCGAACATAAGTTCTATAATTTGTGTATCGCTATCGAAAGTGCGGAATGATTGGAGGAAATCAATATGGGGGAAAAAGAGTGCAATGAGGCAACAGCGTTTTACAAGGAAAAAATAACTGAAATGGTCGCGAATTGCGACAATGAAAAATGGTTAAGAATTATATATGTATTTGTTAAAAATTTATTAGAATAGAAAGAAAGCCAAGGGTTTGCGCATTGCCCTTGGCTTTTTCTTATTTGTTTTCTGAAATAGAATCAATAAAATCTTCTAGGTATTTCCAACCGGTATCATCAAGTTTTGATAATGCAGTTACAAGTCTTCTTTTAAAATCACTATTTTCTTTCTTTAGCACATCTGAAAGCAATCTTGTAATTTGTTCATCTTTAGTTTCCGGAACAAACATTTCACCGTTTCCCGTTAGGAACCATTCTTCATTTACGCTTTTACCATTCCAATTTTGTAAGCAAACAATTTTTGAAATTTTGTCGGTAACAGGTCTATCCCCTTTTTCTATTTGAGATAAATAAGTTTGCGCAACTTCAATTCTTTCTCCAAAATCTTTTTGGTTCATTCCTAATGATATTCTTAAAGATTTTAAGCGTTCGTTTACTGTACTCAAGTCTTCACCCCCTTTCTGCAATAATATTATCACAAAAATATCACAAAAGCAATAATTTGTTATTGACTTTATATTTCTATTGCGTTATTATAATATTGCAAAAGAAATGGAAAAGAGGTGAGACGGTGAAAAAAATGACATTTCGGCAAAAGCGTGACTTACTCGATAAGTTTGAGCCATTCATTGTCGGTGGAATCCAACTCGTAAGCGCATTGGCTGGTGCCGCTGTCGGAATAGCTATCTGCTACTTTTTCTAAATGATATGTAGCAGTTGCTGTAATCAAAGCCACAATAAAAGGAATGAGGATATTTCTCAAAAATTCCAAGAAAAGATATTCTTTGTAGAATCTGCCTTTGGATGTAACTATGAAGCTAAAACTCGATCTATCCATAGATGTGTTTACTTTCGTTACATATCCTCTATCCTGTAAATCCAAAAACGCTTGGTATGCATCTTCTCCATCAAATTTACCTATATCGGAAAGTTTGATTGAAAAATTCGTTTTAGATATTTTCTTTAATATTATTCTTTCGATTTTTAGAAGCATGTTAATTCCTCCGTTTTTGAAAATATTATATCACAGAAAGGGATGATACAGTGAGCGAACAGGAAAAAAAGGTTGTTGAAAAACTCAAAGAAGCCATTCCTAAAATGACGGATTTTCAGAAAGGATATGTGCTTGGGATGGTTGAGGGTTCTGCAAAAAAGCAGGAAAGCGAAGAAGACAATCAGAAAGGAGAAATGCAGTGAGAATTTTAAAAGAAATGCTCAATACGTTAAAGAGTATTGACGGTACACTAAAACGCATTGAGCAGTCCGTTTCAGAGGAGAAACAGCATGAAGTGATAAAAGAAGCTGTTTCTCATGCAATGGTTGGAGAAAGGTACGAACCTACTCCGAAAGATTTTTGACAGCAAAATCGTATGCCGCTTTTAAATACAGAACTTCTTCGGATGACATTTCTGTATTTCCGCAAAGTGGAGCTTCGCGTTTGTCAATTTCATATTCTGAAAGTTTTGAACTGGCATATGTGACAGCTAAGTCATGAATTGTCTTTTCAATCATTGTAGCACCTCCCTTATTTGATGATAAGGGAATTATAACACGGAAAGGAGTTGGAGGAAACGGAAGAGTTAAAACAAGCAAAAATGCAGACACCCATTGAGATTGCACTTGGTGTCGATGAAAACGGAATGACTACAGCAAGCAAGCTATATTCTTTCTTGGAGCTGAACCCAAGCAATTATTCAAAGTGGTGCAAGACAAACATTACTGAAAACGAGTTCGCAGAAGAAAACATTGATTTTACTCGGTTCGTACTTGAGTACGAGTCGGGAGTTGGAACTAAAAAGAGAGAAGATTTTAAATTGACTTCCAAGTTTGCTAGAAAGCTATCCATGACCCAGAAAAACCATAAAGGTGAACTTGCAAGAGATTATTTTGCAACGCTTGAGGATAAGGCAAAAGAAATGGCAATCAACCGTTCACAGCTTTCGCCACAAATGCAAATGTTTTATGCCATTGCTGATGGACAGGCAAAAATGGAACTGGAACAGAAACGGCAGGCGGAACAACTGAACCATGTGGAACGGAGAGTTGAGAGCATCCGAGAAGTGGTTGCACTTGATACAACATCATGGCGTGATGATACTGGAAATATTTTAAGAAAAATCAGCATGGAGCTTGGCGGCGGACAGGCATATAGCCAAGTAAGAGCCGAAAGCTACGAACTGTTGTCAAAGCGGATGGGTGTAAATCTGAAACAGAGACTTACGAATAAGCGCAGGAGAATGGCTGATGAAGGTATCTGTAAATCGACCAGAGACAAATTATCCTATGTGGATATTATCGCAGAGGACAAGAAGCTGATCGAGGGATATACAGCTATTGTAAAGGAAATGGCAATCAGATACGGAGTTGGAAAGGATTAACAGGAGGTATTCATGGATAGACAGATGAACATTGCATTAAGAAAGACATTAGATCAGATCGGCGTAAAACATAGCCTTAAGGGTTACGGTTACATAATCAGTGCGGTTGAGAAATGTCTTGAAAACAGAAGTAAACTTATCAACGTTATTAAAGGACTCTATACTGAAATCGCAGAAGAAAACGGCGATACAGTCCGGAGAGTAGAAAGATCAATCCGGCACGCGATAGAAGTTACTTGGACAAATGGCAATACAAATGCGATCAACAAAATTTTTGGCTATACGGTTTCAGTGGAAAAAGGAAAGCCGACAAATTCAGAGTTTATCGCATTAATAACAGATTTTGTTTCCTTGTATGGTGATGAGATTGCCAATGGTTCCTATAAATGGTAGGAGTGAGGTGCCTATGAAGAAGTTTGCAAAGGTAATTGAAATGATCGGCACCGTTGTTTTTCTGTTTTGCATCTGCATTGATGCAACGGAGTATCCGGTCACTGCTATACCTGTATTGATTGGATTACTTCTTATTTATATAGGAACAAAAATAGATGGGGAGTGGCAGGAGTATACAGAAGAGATTGTAGATTACGATTACAGAAGTGAGTCTGATGACGATGACGGTATTACCTATATCACATTTGACACTGATTACAGCAAAGAAAAGGAATCATCCGAACCGACCAAAGCTGAATGATTCCAGTTCAAGCAATAGCATAAGCTATTTGCGCCTATTTTAGCACAAGAAAAGGAGAAATTCAAATATGAGAGCAGAAAACAATAAAGTGGAACTTACAGGAACGATTATCACAGAGCCGGAATTTAACCATGAGGTGTTTGGAGAGGGATTTTATAATATGCACCTCAAAGTGGATAGATTAAGTGGGACGGCTGATATTATCCCATTAATTATTTCAGAGAGATTAATCAATCTGAATGATAAATACACGGGCACTGCCGTTAATGTTTCCGGTGCGTATCGTTCTTATAACAAACACGAGGAAAAGAGAAATCGTCTGTTACTAGATGTATTCGTCTGTGAAATTGAAAAAGCAAATCCGGGAGAGCATACAGATTTGAACAATATCCAGCTTGACGGATATGTATGCAAAGAACCGACTTACAGAAAAACACCACTTGGACGAGAAATTGCAGATTTATTAATCGCAGTCAATCGTTCCTACGGAAAATCAGACTATATCCCATGTATTGCTTGTGGCAGAAATGCAAGATTTGTTGGTCAGTTGGAAGTAGGAACTCATATTGAGATCAATGGACGCATTCAGAGCCGCGGATATATTAAGAAATATGAAGATGGAACAGAAGAACAGAGAACAGCATATGAGGTGTCTGTGAGCAAAATAGATGTATTGGAGGGAAAATAATATGGCAGAGAATATGATTACAATTCCGGCAGATGAATATGCAGATTTGATCGCAAGCAGGACAAAGTTACATACAGCCTGCAGACTGATAGCAAATGAGCACAGAAAAGATGTTGAGCTGCTTGGCTCAAAGTCAACATCAATCAATTCGGAACTGATTGAAACTGCACTTGGATATGTTGAAGATAGAACACTTCTTGATGCAGCATTTCAGAAATATAGAGAGAAAAAGGAGCGTGAAGCAGAATGAAAATGATTTTAAAGTCGTTACATCTTGAAAATTTTAAGGGTGTAAAGGATAAGGCATACGAATTCGGAAAGACAACAAGGGTTTCCGGCATGAACCGGAGAGGAAAGACCACAATCGGGGCGGCGTGGTACTGGCTGATGTCTGATAAGAACTATGAACTTGTAAGTAACCCAAACATTAGACCGGACAATATAGAAGATTGCATTCCAACCGTTACTGCAGATGTTGATGTGGACGGAAAAGAGATTACTCTTTCCAAGATGCAGAAACGCAAAGTCGGAAAGCCGGATGCAAATGGAGTTTCAAAAGTTACGATCACAAATACATATGAGATTAATTCTGTGCCTAAGACAGAACGTGATTTTAAGGCATATCTGGAAGAATTAGGGTTTGATTTTGGCAAATTTCTCATTTGTTCACACCCGAATGTATTTACAAAAGACTTGTCGTTGAAGAAAAAGCAGGACGAAATGAGAAAATCATTATTCGCTATGGCAAGCGAAAAAACAGATTTAGAGATTGCGCAAATGAATAAAGAAACTGCGGATGTTGCCAAATTGCTTGAATCCTACAAATTTGAAGAGATTGAAGCCATGAACAATGCTTCCAAGAAGAAAGCAGTTGAACAGTTAGATGCGATTCCTAATCAGATTATCGGTCTGGAGAAAGCAAAGGTTGATATTGATGTGGCGGAGCAGGAGTTGGCAAAGGCTGATCTGGCAAGAAAGATTGCGGAGATAGACGGTAAGATTGCAAATACCGGAAGTACCATTGGAGATTTGAGAAGCAGAGAAATGCAGTTGCAGTTCGATATGTCCGGCATCATGCAGACTATGAACAGAGAGTTGTTCAACCAGAGAACTGATATTGATGCTGCCATGTGCGGTTGCATCAATGAGTTAGACCATTTCAAGGCGACTATTTCTTTGAAAGAGAAACAGATTGCCGATAACGAAAAGGCTATTTCTGATGCCGATGCTGAACGTAAGGACTTAGGCGTAAAATACAATGCCGAGAAAGCCAAGGCATTTGATGAAACACCATATCAGTTCGATGAATCTAAGTGGGTATTTGAAGATTCTACGACTGTTTGCTCTTTGTGCGGACAGAAACTGCCGGATGATAAAATCGAGCTGATTAAGGCAGATTTTGAAGCAAGAAGGGAAAAAGCAAAGGAAGATTTATTTAGAAAACTTGCTGATGCGAAAAGGAATTTTATTGAACAGACAAATTCAAATATGGAAAATATCAAATCCAAAGGTTTTGAACAGAAACGCATCATCGAGGATTTGACCAAAAAGAATGCAGAGTTGCAGCAGTCTATTGAATCCTTGGAGAAACAGGAACAGGAAACACTTGCGAAGAAAGAAGAACTTTCCAAACAGTTGTCACAGTTGCCGGAAGAAGCTGATTATTCGCAGAATGCCGAGTATGTGAAGCTGAAAGCCGAACATGACAAGGTTCTTGCGGAACTTGCAAAAACTGATTCTCTTGACCATGACGAGCTAATGTTCCAGTTTGAGGAAGAAAAAGCCGATTTGCAGGCACAACTTGACAATGTGAATAAGATCATCGCGCAGGTTGAAAACAATGTTCGCATTGATGAACAGATTGCGGATATGCAACAGAAACAGCGTGAGTATGGACAAGCAAAGGCAGATGCCGAGAAGATTCTTTATCAGCTCAAAGAGGTTTCAAAGCGAAAGAATGAGTTGCTTGTTGAAGAAATCAATCAGCATTTCGGTATTGTACGTTGGAAGTTGTTCGATTTCCAGAAGAACGGAGAATATAAGGAAGTTTGTATTCCTATGGTACTTGACGAAGAAACCGGAATTTACAAGGTGTTCGGTGACACGACTAACACTGGCAGAGAAATTGAGGCAAAGATTGATATTTGCAACAGTTTTCAGAAGTTCTTTGATATGTATGTCCCAATCTTCCTTGATGGTGCAGAAAGTATTAATGACGAATATGTTCTGGTCGTTGATACGCAGTTAATTCTTCTGACAGTATCAGAGGACAGGCAGTTGAAAGTCGAGGAAGTGTAAATGTCAAGAGTAGGAATTGGAAACAACATTACACAGCCGGATGCACGGTGTATGTCATGCAAGCGTTGGAAGAGTGCAAGTAAGAGAGGGTTCATGGGTTTAGCAGAATCCGGACATTGTTCTCTTCCGTATTGTGAGAGAGACGCAAGAAATAAAGGAAAGAGAGGTCGCGTACATGGATGATATTGAAAAGTTGAAGGCTGAAAACTCGGATTTGCGAACAAAGGTAGACGAACTTGAGCGTAATAAATATCGCCTTGAAGGAGAACTTAGAAAGGCCACAGAAACAAACGAACGACTTTTGCGGATTGTTGAGAATTTGTCAAAGGGGCATTAAAAAAGGAGTGTTAACGATGCAGTATATCAAAGCAAAATTTCCAAACAGCACCAGAAGCTATACATACCGCACCGAGGATAATGTAAAAGCCGGTGACACGGTTGTAAATGCAAAAGGTGCAAAGCTGACAGTTACAGATGAAACCGTGGATATGAAGTGGGTGGACACCTACGGTGCTGATAAGGTGGCAGTTGTGAAGAAGTGTGATGAACCAGAAAGCGGTGGTGACGATGAGAGTTAATCCATGTAGATATTGTGCATTGTCTATAAACCTTAATGGAAAGCATTGTTCAAGGTATTCTTCCGAAGAGTGCGCAAAATGCGAGAACATTCAAAAACACAGGGAATATCTTTTGAGTCAGCGAAAATTCGCAGAGGGTGAGCAGATTACAAGCATTGAGGAACTTTTGAAACAGGAATGGGTAATGTGGTATCACAGTACAAAGCACATAGAGGTTTTCAAGAATATGCAACTCAATCTTGTTTTGAAATTTCTTAAAAATGGAGCATTTAAAAAAGCAATAAGGAAAGAAAGCGAGGAAAAATAATTATGGCAGAGAACACAGCAGTAGCAAAGGCAGAGGAAAAGACAGAGGTTGCACACAGCAACAACAAGGTTACAGACTATAGCCTTGGAATTTTCGGAACATCAGATAATTTCATCATGGCAATGCAGATGGCAAAGGCACTGGCAAGTTCCACAATCGTTCCGCAGACATTCCAGAAGAACGATGCGAACTGTCTGATTGCCATTGAACAGGCACAGCGGTTAAGAGTTAGTCCACTTATGGTCATGCAGAATCTGTATGTTATTCAGGGCAGACCGAGTTGGAGCAGTAAATTTCTGATTGCCGCAATCAATAACTCCGAAAAATTTGATATGGAATTGCAGTTTGACGAAGCAAAGGACAAGAGCGGCAAGCCATTCTCATGCACGGCTTGGACTATGAAAAATGGTCGCAGGGTTGAGGGCATGGAAGTAAATATGGATATGGCAAAAGACGAGGGTTGGCTTGGCAAGAACGGTAGCAAATGGAAAACCATGCCGCAGTTAATGCTTCGGTATCGTGCCGCATCTTTCTTCTCAAGTCTGAATTGTCCGGAACTGACAATGGGACTGTATACGAAAGAGGAAATGCAGGACAACGATTTCAAGGAATATCCGATGGAAGATTTACAGGAACAGGTTAAGCATGAAATATCTGAAAACGCAAATACCGAGGATTTCCCTGTTGAGCCAGAAGTTGCAGAAACTGTTGAAGAGCCAAAGATGGCAGAAACACCGGAGAAAGTAGATGTAGAAATTTGTGAAGATGCTGACGTGCCGGATTTCTTGAAGTAGGAGGTTGCTATGAACTTTCCAAAATCTGAACTGAGTAAGAATGAAGCATTGCAATTATGGAGTACATGCCATTCGGAATATGCCAAAGAACAAATAATTCTTTCAAACTACAGTATTGTTTTTTCAGTTATGCAGAAGTTGAGTATTCCGGCATCGGACGAGGATATGTTTCAGACAGGAATTATTGGTCTGTTAAAGGCTATAAATACTTTTGATTTTTCAAAAGGTTATCAATTTTCAACGTATGCTTTTCCTGTTGTAAGAAATGAAATACTTTTGTCATTCCGAAAAAGCAAAAAATCCGTAAAAGCAGCATTTTCATTAGATGATAATGTGGATATAGGAAATGGCGAAAGCGTTTCTTATGCTGAAATGATAGCAGATCGTAATGATTATGAAGAAAATACAGTTAATTCCATGCTTGCTCAACAGATTTTTGAGAAATTGAGTCCAAGAGAAAAACGTATTTTTATTATGTTTTTTGTGTACGGAAAAACACAATGCGAAATATCCGAAAGACTTGGAATTTCGCCGGGAACGGTTTCCAGAATTATTAAAGGCATGTGGAAAACAAAGAAGAAAGGCAGGAAAAAATATGAGGGTAATTAGCCAGGACGGCACGATTGATTTGCCGTATGAACAGGTAATTATTCAGTGCTTTAAGAAAAATATCTACTTTCTGAATAAGAACCTTATCGGGGTAGAACAGCTTATTTGTGACAGGGTTGTTGCTAAATATTCCACGGAAGAAAAGGCAAAGAAAGCTATGGAAATGCTTAGAATTGCGTATACAGGAAGTATTGCCATGTTTCAGAACGTTGAGCCTACAGAAGAAGTTAATGAAGTATTCAAAAAATGCAATACACAGGTCATATATGCAAGCCTTGAAAATCAGCCATCGGAAATTAAATTTGAGAATCATCAGAATTTTTATTTCCAGTTTCCGACAGAGGAAGAATTGGAGTAGCCTATGGAAGTTATGTCAGTCTTAGAAGCCGTGCAGAAAGGCATGAAAGATAATATTTATAACTTCTGCAAAGATGGGAGATGCAGTCAATGCGGTAATTGCTGTTCCAACTTTTTACCAATGAGCAGAAAAGAAGTAGCTGCTATTCACAGATATGTCCGTAAGAACCATATCAAAGAATGTAGGCACCTGCTTCCTACTGTGAAAAGACCGTATGATATGACATGTCCTTTTCTTGATACGGATAAGAGTTGCGAGAAATGCAGAATCTATCCGGTTCGACTGGAAATCTGCAAACAGTTCATTTGCGACAATGAGCAGAGAGCAAAGCACAATAGGACATTGTTGGGACAGACGAGACAGATTATTGATGTGAGGAGTGAGTTCTTTAATGAGACTTAAAGTTTTAGGTTCTGGTTCATCCGGTAATTGCTACATGCTGGAGAATGACAAGGAAGCTTTGATAATCGAAGCTGGGTTGCCATTCATGGAAGTCAAGAAAGCACTGGATTTCAATGTGATGAAAATTAAGGCTGTGATTACTACCCATTTCCATACTGACCATAGTCTTTATAGCTTACAATATGTGCAAGCTGGCATTCCTGTTTTTGAACCATGCAGACCGCCGATAAAAGATTCTGAAATGCGTTTTAGAAAAGGAAATTTTGACATAAGAGCATTTGAAAACCGTGATAAATCTGGAAGATGGCTACATAACAACGGAGACGGTTCAGAGTGCCCGTGCGTTGGGTTTTACATTACGCATCCAGATATGGGAAGCCTTGTGTATGCAACAGACACAGAATACGTCAAATGGCGATTTAAGGACATTAATCACATCATGGTGGAAGCTAACTACGATATGCAGTTTGTGAACCGAGAAGAGCCAAATTACGAGCACAGATTAAGAGGTCACATGAGCCTGCCAACGGCACTTAAATTTATTTCTACTAACGATAACCCGGCATTGCGAAATGTCGTTCTAATACACTTATCAGATAAAAGCGGAGATCCCGCACTATTCAAGCGAAAGACAGAAGAAACAGTTAAATATGGAGCAGATGTTTATATAGCGGAAAAAGGATTAGAGGTTGATATGAACCTTTGTCCGTTCTGAAAGGAGAGGGCATGAAAGTATATGAATTGATTCAGCAGTTGTCACAGTTTAATGCAGATACAGAAGTAGAATTCCATGTTAAGGCAAAATTTGATGCCGATGTAGAAGCTGAATTTGACAGAGACGATGAGGACGATACGCAAGAAGTAACGGTAACAGTGCAATTTAATGATGATGTTGATTTCGGTAACATTGATAACAATGAAGGAAGCATCTGTCCGAATGTCACTATCAATCTTGAATACTAAAAATAGGTTGCAACACCTTGGCATTTACCTAAAAGAAACCAATTCATGCGGTATCTGATCTTTGGCAAGGAATTTAATATATCACAAAAAACTAAATTGAAAGCCATGAGATACCTTTGGCGGTTGCTAAAAGTGACCGCCAGAAAGGAGAATACGTGTTAATAATTGAGGATAAAGGACAGAAAGAGGGCTTACATATCCTTAAGAATAGATATTTTAAAAGCCACGATATGGAAGTCTTGCGTGCACCATTGCCGGTTGGAGATTATATAATTGCTACAGACAAGGTATCGGATGTTATCCATAGAAAATCAGCTAGAAAAATGGAACTTAAAAAGATGGATTTCCTTGGCACATATGATGTTTCCGTTGACACGAAAAAGGACATGCAGGAAATTGTAGGGAATCTCTGTGGAAAAGCACATCCGAGATTCCGTGACGAGTGTATTTTGGCGCAGAACAACGGAATTAAGCTATATGTGCTTATTGAAAATACAGACAAGGTGTATTCCGTCAATGATGTATTTACATGGCATAATCCTCGAGTAGACCGGTATAACAATATTGCATATATGCACACACTTGGAAAATTGCTGAATGTACCGCTACCGAAAACAAAGCCGACATCTGGCAAGGTATTGGCAAAAGCTATGCTGACTATGCAACTTAAGTATGGCGTTGAGTTCGTATTTTGTCGCCCGGAAGATGCAGGGGCAAAGGTTATTGAATTGCTTGGAGGTAGTGAAAATGGCGGAGAATAAGCGGTATTACTGGCTTAAACTGATGGATGATTTCTTTGATAGCAAACGAATCAAAAAACTCCGTAAGATGGCTGGTGGCGATACATATACGATCATCTATCTTAAGATGCAGTTGTTGTCGTTGAAAAAAGGTGGCTATCTGGAATATTCCGGATTGGAAGATGAATTTTACAAAGAGATCGCCCTTGATATTGACGAGGACGAAATCAATGTTCAAGTAACGATTCAGTATCTTCTTTCCTGCGGATTGCTTGAAACATCAGATTCCATTGAGTACAAGTTGCCATTTGTGCAAGATAACCTAGGAAGTGAGACTGCAAGTACCAGAAGAAGTCGTAAATCTAGGGAAAATGCACAAAAAGCGTTGCAATGCAACAGTGGAGCAACGGAGTGCAACATTTTGCAACAAAATTGCAATGTAGAGATAGATATAGAGAAAGATATAGATATAGATATAGATATAGAGAAAGAAAATACAAAAGAAAGCGTGCCTGCATCTGATTTGGACTTTGACGCGGAATGGGGATGGGAATACACGATCAATGCATATCCAAAGAAAACGTCGTTAACGTCTGCCAAGGTAGCATGGATGGACAAGCTTTTAGAAGTTATCGAGCCGAACAGGAAAGCCGTTGCAAAGCTGATATATGAGGCTACAGTGGCATATGTTACTGACTATATAGAGAAGAATCCAGATGATACAAATTATCGTTATATTCCGAAATATGGTGATTGGCTGAAAGAGGACTGCGATTACTGGATTCGTCAAGTTGAGAAACGAAAGCGAGGTGAGAACAGTTGACGGAAGCAGAAATTGGAGTGATCGGATGTGTATTGATTGACAATGATTCCATGTACAAGGTTTATAACAAATTAAAGCCGGAAATGTTTAGTACGGAATTTTGCCAAGATGCTTTTGCTGAAATGCTTGCCATGTATGATCGTGGAGAAAACATTAATGTCGTTTCACTGTCTCAGTCACTTGAAAACCACAAATGGGAGCCGGAAATAATTGCAAGCGAATTGAAAGAATGCATATCTGTTACCCCAGTCTCAACGGCAATAAAAAGTTATGCGGATGCAGTTGTTAAAGATTGGCGAGCAAGAGAAACAAAAAAAATTTTTCAAGGAGTGAGCCTTAGACCGTGTGATATTGACAATTCTATAGCTGAAGTTCTCACGAAACTCGAAGAAATCCAAGAAAACAAAACCGTTCACTCAAAAACTATGAAGCAGATTGTTGCAGAAAATAAAGGGAATTATTTCAATGAGCATGTAGGCGAGGGATTGATAAAAACTGGATTTTATCGAACAGATGATTGCCTTTGCGGCTTGGAAGGCGGAGACGTTACTGTAATTGGTGCGAGACCGGGTGTTGGAAAGTCTGCAATCGTTACGCAAATGATCGGGCAGATGGCAGAAAAGGGTTATAACATTGGCTACTATAACCTTGAAATGAACGAATCACATGTGTATGAGCGTTTCGTTTCTCGAATGTCTGAAATCGGTCTGACAAGGGTTCGCCGGGCAAAGGCTTTTCTTGGTGGGGAGAAAGAAGCATTCGACAAGGCGAATGAAACACTTTCCGGGTATAGCATCACTATTTCAACCGGTGCGAAGTCGGTAAGTGAAATCCGGGCAGAATGCAGGCACCAAAGATATGATGTGATCGTGATTGACTACTTGCAGTTAATCAAGGCTGATCGAAGATTCGGTAACCGTGCATCCGAGGTCGGAGATATTTCAAAAGCTATCAAAGCCTTGGCTATGGAACTGCATGTGCCAATTATCGTGCTGTCTCAGCTTAATCGAATATCAGAGATGAGAGAAACAAAAGAGCCAACTATGGCAGAATTGAGAGAATCCGGAGACGTTGAGCAGGATGCATCAAACATTATCTTGTTATGGAATCTTGATGAGGATGGTCAATATAAGGGATGGAAAATTGAAAAGCAAAGGCAGGGAACACATTTAAAAGAAGTTCTCCAATTTGACGGCGATCACATGAGATTCATCGAGCGAACCGAAACCATTGAACAGATTCAAGCACGGATGCGACAGAAAGACGGTTTCCGAGAAGTATATGGCAGCACACCATTTGATTAAAAGGCGAATGATTATGGCAAGTAAGAAATTTGAAAAAGGTTCCGAAGAATGGCAGTTTTTTAATGACTATTATAAATTCCGGCAGCAGTTTTATGAAGCTGATAACGAAGATGAGTGGTTTCAAGGAATGATGGAAGCAGGGGAAATGCTAATTAAAAAATATGCACGGACAAATATATCAAAATATGTTCAAAGTCTTGTATTTAGCCATTTTGAGGATGTAGAGAGGAGATGGAAGAGCAAATGAGTAATGCACTGGCAAGAAAGAAAAAGCGGATGCAGCCACTTGGATATTCCAAGAGTGAACTGATCGGAATACAGAGACACGCCAAGGCACAAAGCAATGCGGATTATCTAATAGAGGAATCCTATTATAACGTCCGTATGATGGCATATCAGGCACTGCATGATAAGTTCGGATTCGGACACAAAATAATCATAAAGGTTGAGCAGACCATTGATGCATATGTGGAGAATGCAAAGGATGGAACGACAGGCGAGGAACTTGGTTTTTATCTGAAAGATAAATGCAAGATTGACGTGCGAAAGGAAACAAATAAGATTCCGTATCGTGAGAGCTTTTATCTGGTAGAGAGAAAGATTGCACCGAACTGCATGATACAGGCAAATAAGTTTTTGCTGGCACAGGTATTTAATTATTTTGCTATGTTGGGTGTCTGCCTTAAAACACAGTTTAAATTTTCGGGAAATCAGATCAGACAGGTTTATGAGAGAATCAGATATTTGATTAACTGCCTTGCTACCGGATATGAAACTATGACGGGGATCGCAAGCGTATTGGAATGGGAATGTAAGTACATTGACAAGCGTTTTATCGGAAAGACGTATGAAATATAGGAGGAATGATTGATGGACAAGTTAACTGTGGAACTGCAGGATGGATATTTTGTGGAGATTGATTCTCTGAATCACACCCTGAGACAGAGATATGCCGGACAGGATAAGGACGGCAATGAAAAAGAAAGCGTTCGAACAATCGGATATTTTGGAGACATGAAACAGTGCGTCAAGGCTTTGTTAGAGCGTTATCCGAGGGAGTTATCTGAAAAGGCACAGATTTCCTTTGATGAATATTTAGAACTGTTGGATAAGGCTTATACGAGGTCAGAACAATTTGTAAACAGTCTTGGAAAATGACGGAGGTATAAATTGCACAGAGAAAGCAAAGAGAGACGTAGAATCATAGCAGAGATGGAAAACCGTCAGACGAGAATACCGAAGCATCCAAACCCGGATGCATTGAGAGATTTTAAGGAAGTACCGTATCAGTTGCGGTACGGGAAGGAGAAGAAAGATGCTGAATAGAGAAAAATATGCGGAAGAGATCGCAGAAATTGCGTGCAATGGAAAACATATAGCCATTGTTGCAGGAAAACCGATGCTTTGTTGTGAAACATCTTGTGATACATGCGATATCGAATATAACTGCACAAGAGGACTTAAGGAATGGGCGAACAGCGAATATGTCGAACCACAGGTTGATTGGAGTAGAGTTCCAGTTGATACACCGATTCTTGTGAGAGATAGTGAATCTAGTGAATGGAAACGGAGATATTTTGCAAAATACAAAAATAACATGGTGTATGCATGGGAAGCGGGAGCAACATCATGGAGTGCTGGTAGCCCTGCACATATGACCGATTGGAAATATGCCAAACTTGCAGAAAGTGAGGATCAGAATGGAAATGAGTGGAATTAAAAGCCGGATAGCTGAATCATTAACAGAAGCCTGCGGATATTCGCCGCTGACGAAAGTGATTTCAGAGGAAGAGGTAAACAGGATTCTGGCAGAGGAAGAAAAGACTGGTGGGTGGATTCCGGTAACAGAGAGACTGCCGGAGGATGATAAATATATCATGATTTCATTTAAAAATTCTACATTGCCGGACATTGGCAGATATGAAGCTGATAAGGACGGAAACGGTGCATTTTATCCGGGGGACGATGAGAAAAGTTATGTGGAATACGATTTGTTCGTGAATGCTTGGATGCCACTGCCGGAGCCGTACAGGGAAAGCGAGGAAAGTCATGATTGAGTGTATAAGAACTGCGGCACGGGATAGCAAAACAGAACGCATTAAAGTTTCCTGCTTAGATATTATCGTAACAACGACAGGGAAAGCGCCGTATTACGAAATTAAGTACAAGGAAATTGGGGAGGACGTTTATCACGTTGGCTACGGTTCATACAAGCTTGAAAATGTTTTAGCTTGGAGAGATGAATGCTTTGAAATTATGACATCACCGCAGACCAATTTTCTGCGGTTGCCGTGCAAGGTGGGAGATAAGGTATATCAGATAAGCGAAAACTTTATTGAACCATGTACGGTTGAGACAATATTCTTGGGAAATTATAGGGATAGAAGTGGAAATTGGTGTAACATGGCAGAAATTCATTATGACAGGGATGATTGCCCTTATGTGTCTACAGAGATATATTTCACTGATATTGGCGAAACGGTATTCCTCACAGAAACTGAAGCTGAAGCCAAACTGAAGGAAATGGAGGGGGAAAGCGATGTATTGTGATGGAAGATGTCAGTATTTGAATGAACGTAAACACAAATGCGAGTTGACCGGAGAAAAATTGACTTACATGAAGCAGACCGGAAGTATTTCTTTCTCCGTGCATGAACATAGAGGATTTTGCAAAGGAGATGAGAACAGTGCACATGACAGATAAAGAACTGACTATCCGGCAGATCGGAGAGTTCTGCACGAACACTCTCTGCAAGAAATGCCCGGTGGCAAAGTGGAATGAGGAAAGCGGTCTGCATAATGGATGCATGGAGAGCTTAAGACTTCCAGAGGTATCGAGGATCATGTTAGAGCAGATCAAAGGAAGAAAGGTGAAACGTGATGGAGAATAGATATTTATTCCGTGGAAAGCGGATTGATAATGGGGAATGGGTGGAAGGATATCTGTCATACCCATTTTGCACGGAAAAGGGCAACGAAAGTTATTATTTCTACGCAAAGGATAGTTTGGATTTCTTCTGCCGTTGTGTTGTAGATGCATCTACCATCTGCCAGTGCACCGGAATGCCTGACAAGAACAAAAAGCTGGTGTTTGAACATGATATAGTATGGGATTCTGACGAAAGAGCTTTTTACGAGATTATCTGGAATCAAGAGGATATGTGTTGGAATGTTGAAGATGCAGACGGTCACAAATCTGAGTTTGAAGAATGCTATGGAAGCACAATTGAAGTTAATGGTAACAGATTTGACAATCCGGAACTGTTGGAGGTGTAGTTATGACAGAGAATGAATCAATAACAAAAAAATATTGCAGTACATGTAAATACTACGCTGAATATGAGGGTGTTTGTTGCAATGGAGACAGTGAACACTGTGCAGATTTCCGTGGACTGGATGATACATGTGAGAAATGGAAGGAAAACGAAGAATGAATGAAGAACTTAAGCCATGCCCGTTTTGCGGACACAGTATAGATATTGAAAAAGATGTGTATGAGCCAAGTATGGATTGGCACCCGACATTTATTGACCCAGATAGTGGTGGCGACCCTATTAACATTCATTGCAAATGTGGCTTGGAGTTTTGCACCGGTACTTATGACTGGGGTGAATTTGTAGAAGCATGGAACAGGAGGGCAAACGAGATCGTGAAAGGCGGTGGAGCAGATGGCTAAATGGAATGCAAGTGTAGGTTTGCAACTAACGATTGACTATGATGATATTGAAGCTGATACAGAAGCGGAAGCCATTCAGATTGCAAAAGAGAGGGCATTAGAAGATATCGAATGGAATAACTGCGACTGTGATGCGAGCAATCCGATTGTGTATTACTGCCAGGAGGAAGAAACGGAGGAAGCGGAGGATGAGTAGGGTATTGCCGATTTTATTCAATACAGAAATGGTTCGGGCAATTCTGGACGGAAGAAAGACCTGCACAAGGCGAATTTGCAAAGATGCCAATGAGTGTACTGTGCCGGATATGGAATTTTACAATGCCGACAAGAGAACTTATGCAGTACATAACTTTGCAGATAAGAAACATACGGAGCAGTTAAGCATAGCAGAAAGAACTTGTCCTATTTGTCCGGGCGATACCCTGTATGTCCGAGAAACATGGATGGATTATGCAGGACTGACAATGTACAAGGCTGATTGTGACATATACAGATTAGACAGCCTTAATTTCGCTGGTTTTGGATGGAAACCATCCATCCACATGCCAAAAGGAGCGGCACGTATCTGGCTTAAGGTTACGGATGTGAGGGTAGAGCGGCTGCAGGAGATTACCATTGATGATATTCGCAATGAAGGTCTTTCCTCTATGGCAGTCCATGCAGGAGATATGGAGATTGCAATAGAAGAGTGGAAAAACCTTTGGAACAGTACCATTAAGAAATCCGACCTTGACCGCTACGGTTGGGGCGCTAATCCGTGGGTGTGGGTTATCGAATTTGAGCGATGCGAGAAGTCGGAGGGAGTGTGAGGTATGGCTAAAGCAGTATTGATTATGGATATGCCGGAAGATTGCACCATGTGTAAGTTTTGGAACTCAAAAGATGACGAGTGTTATGCAACTGGCGTTGAAGAGCTTTCATTAAATAGTGAAGAAGCAAAGCCGGATTGGTGCCAGCTCCGGGAACTGCCGGAGAGAGAAGAGGAACTTCCGGTTGAAAAATACGAGTTTGGTGGACTGGGAAAAGCGTTTACATCTGGTTGGAATGCCTGCTTGGATGAGATTTTAAAAACAGATGGGATGAGAAAGGAGTAATGACATGGCAAGATATATTGATTCTGATGTTTTAAAAAAGCATATTTGTCATAGATTTATGAGATTGAACAGTGAATCAAAAATTGGGCTTAAGGAATGCAAAGAGATTGATGCCGTCATTGATGAGGAAAAAGAAATCAAGGTGTTTGACAGAGATGACGGAGCAGAGCCGATTCTTGAGACAAAAACAGGTTTGCATCACGAGTTGCATTCAGACGGTCATGGAGAATTTGTGCAATCCACTTATACTGATTGGATGTGTCCTAATTGCGGTTGGTTCGTGGGTGAATTATACAGTGGGTTTGGCAAATGGCATATTCAGGACGAATTATCTTTCTGCTCAAGGTGTGGTCAAAAGATTGATTGGTCGAAGCCTAAAGAGGAAGAAAAAAGACGGTATGAATCTGAAAAAGAGCGTCAAAGGCAGGAGTGGCTTGATAAAACAGGACACGTACTTGATAACATGAATGAGCGAAGACGGATAAAATACGGAGTAACAGAAAAATAAAGTAAAACAAAGAAAGGAGCCGGAACCTATCCGGATAAAAGGCGCGCCGGGTTCCTTTTAAAAGAATGAAAGTAAAATGTGAAATTTACAGAGATTCTATGCAGAATTACAAAAAGTATGGAATCCCAAAGGCACAGCTTGTAATCGCAGATGTGCCGTACAATCTTGGAAATAATATGTACGGAAGTAGCCCTATGTGGTATGTCGGTGGTGATAATAAAAACGGAGAGAGCAAACTTGCGGGGAAGGCAGCGTTTAATTCAGATTTCAATTTTAATCTGTACGAATACTTCCATTTCTGTAGCAAGATGCTTAAGAAAGAGCCAAAGGAAAAGGGCAAAGCGCCATGCATGATCGTGTTCTGTTCGTTCCAGCAGATACCAACCATGCTCAAAGCGGCAGAAAAACACGGATTTGGAAATAATATTCATCTTACATTTTGCAAGAACTATTCCGCGCAGGTTTTAAAGGCGAACATGAGGGTGGTAGGTGCAACGGAACACGCTCTTGTATTGCATAAGGGATTGCCGGAAACAGATAAGGCAATATGGCTTGGAACCGAGCACGGACTTATCTTTTATCGGGACAAGCTGCCAAAGTTTAACAACGATGGAAAGATGATCTTTGATTGGATGCCATGGGAGAAAGATCCAAAAGGGAAATATCCAAATATCCACCCGACACAGAAGCCGGTGCGCCTGTTGAAAAAGCTGATTAAGATCTTTACAGATGAAGGGGATGTGGTGATTGATCCGTGCTGTGGTAGCGGCAGCACACTTCGAGCAGCAATGGAACTTGGTAGACCAAGCTATGGGTTCGAGATTGATCGGAATTTCTACGAGAGAGCCAAGAATGAAATGCTTGTAGAAAATTACGGAGAAGTTTCTATGCGAGCAGAGGACAGAGTGACAGGGCAACGGAATATCTTTGATATGTTGGAGGGGCGGCCATGAGAACAGTATTGAAATATCCGGGAAGTAAGTGGAATATTGCTCCCCGACTGGTGGAATCGATACCGGAACATCACAGCTATGTAGAGCCGTTTTTCGGCAGCGGGGCCGTGTTATTTAATAAGCCGGTATCTGATATCGAAACGATCAATGATCTGGATCATGATGTTGTGAATATCTTCCGGTGTATACAGGAGGATGCGGATCGTCTGTCCAGAATGGTAATGACTACACCATTCAGCCGTGAAAAATATGAAGATACATATAAACTGGATGTATGGGAGCTGATGATGCCGGATGAACCGTACCATAAAGCATTGCGATTTCTGGTTCAGTGCTGGCAAGGGCACGGGTTCCGCACCAATGGCAGCAAGGTAGGATGGAAAAATGATGTACAGGGCAGAGAAAGAGCTTATGCATTATGGAACTGGTACCGTCTGCCGGAATGGATCATTGACATAGCGGAACGGTTGCGCATGGTACAGATCGAGAACCGCCCGGCGGTGGAAGTGATTGAGAGATTTAATTACAGCAATGTTTTTATGTACATTGACCCACCATATGTTTTAAGTACCAGAACCGGGAAACAGTATAAACATGAGATGACGGATGCGGATCACGAGGAATTATTAAAAGTGTTACTGCAGAGTAAAGCAAAGATTATGATTTCTGGTTATGAGTCAGAAATGTACAACGACTATCTGAACGGATGGGAGAAAAAACAGTTTTCAAGCTGTGCGGAGCACGGAAAGCCGCGGATGGAAACGGTGTGGATGAACTATGAGCCGGATCCACAGATGAAACTTAATTTTTCGGAGGTGCTGTCATGATACACGGAGAATTGATAGTTGACAACTTCGCCGGCGGTGGCGGTGCTTCCACCGGAATAGAACTTGCAACCGGATATAGCGTAGACATTGCAATTAATCATGATCCAGAAGCAATTAAGATGCATAAGGCGAACCACCCGAACACGAAGCATTATTGCGAAAATGTTTGGTCTGTTGATCCAGTAAAGGCATGCAATGGGCATCCTGTCGGACTTGCCTGGTTCTCACCGGACTGTAAGCATTTCAGTAAAGCAAAAGGTGGAAAGCCAAAGGATAAAAATATCAGAGGTCTTGCATGGGTAGCCTGCAGGTGGGCGGGACTTGTCCGACCGAGAGTCATCATGCTTGAAAATGTGGAAGAGTTTAAAACATGGGGACCGTTGAACAGAGGGCATCATCCGATCAAGGCAAAGCAGGGAAAAACATTTGAAAAATTTGTACAGCAGCTAAATGATCTGGGGTACACTGTAGAATTTAAAGAACTGATTGCTGCCGATTATGGTGCACCGACCATGCGAAAGAGATTTTTTATGATCGCCCGGTGTGATGGCAAGCCGATCGTCTGGCCAGAGCCGACACACGGACCAGCGGACAGTGAAGCTGTAAAGGCGGGATTGCTGAAACCATACGTTGGTGCATACACACAGATTGATTTCAGCCGACCGTGTCCGAGCATCTTTGATACTTCGGAAGAAATCAAGGAGAAATACGGAATCCGGGCGGTAAGACCACTGGCACAAAAGACGATGGACAGGATAGCCAGAGGATTTATAAAATTCGTTTTGAATAATCCAGAGCCTTTTATCATTCAGTGTAATCATGGCGGTGAGCGTAGACCGAATGATATCAGAGAGCCTATGCCAACCATTACTGGAAAGCATGGGTATGGGATTGTGGAACCGGTGCTTGTACCATATATGGGGACAAATACGACAAATCATCCGGGTGGAAATTGCAAAGATCCGATACATACGATCACTACAGGAAACCAGCAGTGTTTGATTAGCCCTACATTGATCCAGTATCATTCCGAGACAGCACAGGGAGAAGTCCGGGGGCAGACCATTAAAGATCCGATCATGACAGTTGACAGCTCAAATAGATATGGGCTGGTCGCATCGTTTCTGCATAAGTACTATGACGGAGGATATAAAGGTGCTGGGGAAACAGTAGAAAATCCGCTTCCGACAGTGACCGCATGGGATCATAACAGCGTTGTTACTGCGAATCTGATTCAGATGAACAATCATTGTGACGGAAAAGATATCAGACAGCCATTACCAACGATCACGGCTGGTGACGGACACTTTGGAGAGGTCAGAGCGTTTCTGATTAAATACTATGGACAGGGAACAGGGCAGGATATCAAAGATCCGCTTGATACAGTCACAGCACAGGATCGCTTTGGACTTGTGACCATCAACGGCACTGATTATCAGATCGTAGATATCGGACTGCGGATGCTGGAGCCAAGGGAGTTATATGGATGTCAGGGATTTCCGGATGATTATATAATCGATCATGATTATACCGGAAAGACATATCCGAGAAGTGAACAGGTGCGAAGATGCGGCAATGCAGTGTGTCCGCCAATCCCCGCGGCGTTGGTCAGAGCAAATCTTTCGGAACTGTGCGTAGCGGAACGTATGCCAAACATGCAGATAGAAGCAGAGCAGACCGGACAGCTCCGGTTTGCCTAACCTTTAAATTTTAGAACCAGATAAAAAACCAAGCGATCATCATACCACCTTTCACAGTAGTATATGCGGCGGGTGGGAGATGATACAGAAAATAAAAATATAGGAGAGTGAAGAATATGAGAATTGATGAGTTAAATTTATCGACAAGAACATATAACACGTTGTTAAGAGCAGGAATTGACACTGTTGAAAAGATTAGAGGAATGACTGATGAAGAGCTGAAAAGTGTAAAAAATCTGTCTGAAAAATGCTATGAGGAAGTCAAACAGGCTGTATACTGCACAGACTGCAAGAGAAGTATTTACGGAGAGTATAAGGATTGTGATGTTAATATCGAAAACCACGGGAAGTATATTCTTGCAGGCAATAAATGTGGATGTAAGGTGGTCTAAACTGACTTTTAACCGAGAAAGAGGGGAATGGTCATCTCATGAAAAATATAATAATGGATTTCGGTTTCTATTATGAAATAGCCAAAAAGAAAATCAAATTAAAACTATGGTCAGCCGAGTACTCAAAAGGATATTTATATTTTTTCCTGAACAATGTCGCAGATGTGACGGAAGAACAGTATAACGAGTACTCAAAGATGATCGATGAACTTTGAGAAAGAGAGGAAAAACAATGAATGAAATGAAAATCAGAATATCATTATACTTTGAAATTAAGGATTCAGAAATGTTTGGCGGAGAGGGTTCCGTTGGATATACAGAGCAGAATATAGGTTTTACAGTCACAGAAGAAAAGCCAAGGATTTTTGAAGAAAGTGCATACGACTATGTGAAAAGAGCCATTGCAAACATGGCGAAAAGTTTAGGCGTGAGTGAGGAATGCATCAGGACCATCAGCAAAGAGGAATATGAGGAAAATACGGAGGACTAATGCAGTGCGAAAGAAACTTATAACAGCCATCATAACAGCAACACTTCTGATTGCCGGATGCAGTGATACAGCAAATGTCAGTGCGGGACAGGAAAACACAATGGTACTGGTGGGAAGTGGACAAGAATATCTTATTTATGCAGATAGTGACACAGGAGTGATGTATTTATATATCACAATAAGCACGGGCGGCGGTCTTACCGTTATGCTCAATGCTGATGGTACACCGAAGATCTGGCAGGGAGAAGAATAAAATATTGGAGGATAGTGGCTTATGAAGTTTTCAAAACTGACTAAGCCAGAGCTTGAAACAATTATTGAAAACGCCAATTTCACGGAGCAGGAAGAAGAAATATTTTATCTTCTTGCCCGTGGACTTATTTCAAAAGAAATAGCCATGAGACTATGCGTATCAACAAGAACAGTGGAAAGAAGAATTTTTGATATTAAACAGAAAGTAAAAAAGTTAGAAGGTGAGTTAAACGGGAAATCTTTCAAATAGTGAGTTGTTGAATATTGCCATCGAAAATGGTATTATCAACATAGACACCATTCAGAAAAAAATTGAAATGAACGAAAGGAAAAAATTTATTGAAAAACACACTTACAGCATTTGGCAAGGAAAAGATGGAAAGTTTTACACATATTTGCCAGATGAAGATAATAAGAGAGGAAAGAGACTTGTAAAAAGAACATCTGAAAAAGCAATTGAAGATGAAATAGTAAAGTTCTATAAAGCTAAGGAGGATGAACCTACAGTTATTCAGGTATATTCTAATTGGATTTCTGAAAAACTTGAATATGGTGAAATAACAAGACAGACAAAGGACAAGTACGAGACAAATTTTAAAAGATTTTTTGAAAATAAGTATTTGCCGATTGCAAATAGAAAAATCCGGTACATTGATGAAGAAATATTGGAATCATTCATAAAAACAGCTATTTCAAAACTGGAACTTACGCAAAAAGCTTATTCTGATATGCGGATATTGATTAACGGAATTTTCAAATATGCAAAGAAAAAACATTATACCAGCCTGAGCATAACCAGTTTTATGGGTGATTTGGAAATTTCGGAAAAGTCATTTAAAAAGAACCATAAGTCAGACTGCGAATTGGTATTTTCTAAGGATGAGGAACTTTTAATTGAACGATTTGTAATGGAAGATGAGCCTACATTGATAGAACTTGGCATTATTTTGGCATTTAAAACAGGATTGAGAGTTGGGGAAATATCTACCCTCTCATGGTCTGATGTCGGAGAAAATAAGATACATATATCAAAGACAGAAATAAGATATAGAGATAATAATGGCAAATATGTATTTGATGTTCAAAATTTTCCTAAAAGTGATGCCGGGTTTAGAGATGTTATAATTACCGCAGATACCAAAGAACTTATGAGAAAAATAAAAATGCTCAATCCATTTGGGCAATATATTTTTATGAAAAACGGTAAACGAATAAAAGGTCAGGCATTTACAAGGCGGCTATATGTGATATGTGATAGAATAGGAATTGGTGAACGTTCAATTCACAAGGCAAGAAAGACATATGCAACAAAGTTGATAGATGGAAATGTTCCAGAATCGGTAATAAAAACACAAATGGGGCATACAGATATCAGAACAACTCTCGATCATTACTATTTTAATAACAAGACAGAGAGTGAAATGCAGGAATATATTGCAAAAGCATTATCAATGTAAAAGGTAACACGAGGTAACACCTTTGGAGATAAAGAAATTCAGTATTTATGCGGGTTTGAGAGAATTGATACCGAGTTCGAATCTCCCTTCCGCTACTTTATTTTTATTTAAGAAAACCTTGTGAAGCCTTGATTTTACTGAAAGAAAGGAGTTTTTGAATGGTGTCTTTTCTAAAGGTCAAAATCAAAGGTAACACTAAAGGTAACACGAACGGATGTATGGACGCTTAATGCGTTCTTTTTTTTTGTATTTTTTGACGGCAAACTGTCGGAATCGTGACGGTTTTGCCGCCTTTTTTTATGCAAAAATATAATCAAAGGGAGGGATGGTGGTGTTTTCAGATGAAGTTCTTGAAAAAATTTTTGCCAGAAAAGAGTTACAGTCCTTGGACTTGTCAACGCAGTCGTCTATCATACACGCAATAGAAGATGTTTTAGAGGAGGTCAAACAGGATGAATATGAGCGGAGCATACCAGAATCCGATTTATAATCAGCAGATGCAGCAATACGGGCAGCAGTACGCATACAATCCGTATATGAATCAGCCACGCATTGATAATACACAAAATTATATGCAGGCACCGCAGCAAATTCAGCAGCAGATCCCGGTTCAAACTTTTGGCATAAATGGAAAAGTAGTTCCGGCGGTAGAAAACATCACTGCCAATGATGTGCCAATGGATGGCAGCGTTGCATTTTTCCCAAAACAGGATATGACAGAAATATACGCTAAAAGTTGGAACGCAGATGGCACAATTCGCACAATCGTTTTTAAGCCAGTTTCGCATGATACTGTTAGCAATTTATCGCATGATACTGAAAAATTGAAATTTGACCTATCAGACGAGTGCACAGGTGCATTTATGCAGAAGTTTGATGAACTTTTTGGGAAGATTGAACAGATAGAAAACCGATTAGATAAAATTCCAAGCAGTCAAAGAAAAACTTCACAGGTAAAAAAGGAGAGTGATCCAGAATGAATCCGGCACAATTATTGTTAAATCAAATGATGAATTCTCCGCAGGTTCAAAACAATCCTATGGCAAAAAATGCCATGCAAATGTATCAAAGCGGAGATACAGGTGGACTTAAGACAATGGCAGAGAATCTCTGTAAAGAAAGAGGAATTACGGTAGATGAAGCAAAACAGAAAGTTATGAGTATGTTTAATCATTAGTACATTTTGGGGTGCGCGCAAAATAACCGGTTATCCCATTTGTAAATAGATCAGATGGAGGTAAACAAAATGTTTAATGGAAATGCAATGCCTAGTCTTGCTGATATTGCAGCAGTGACAGGAAACGGAAGAAACAATGATGGTATGTGGGGCGGCGATGGCTGGTGGGCTATCATTATCTTCGCTATGATCTTTGGCTGGGGCGGCTTTGGCGGCAATGGCTGGGGAGGAAACGGAGGTATGGGAGCGACAGCATCTGCATACACCGACTCTGCAATTCAGCGTGGTTTTGACACGCAGGCTATCATCGGAAAGTTAGATGGTATCACAAATGGTCTCTGTGATGGATTTTACGCACAGAATACCGCCGTTATGAACGGTTTCCATGGTGTAGACAATGCAATCTGCAACCTTGGCTACCAGACACAGCAGGGATTTAATACCACAAACGTGACACTTATGCAGGCGCAGAATGCTTTGCAGTCCCAGTTGGCTAATTGCTGCTGCGAAACCAGAGAAGCTATCCAGGGTGTGAACTACAATATGGCGCAGAACACATGTGCACTGCAGAACACCATGAACAGCAACACAAGAGACATTATCGACAGCCAGCAGGCAGGAACAAGGGCAATCCTTGATTACCTGTGTCAGGAAAAGATTTCTTCCTTACAGGCAGAAAATAATGACTTAAGAAGAGCCGCATCACAGGATCGCCAGTCTGCATTGCTCACTACTGCAATGTCAGCGCAGACACAGCAGATCATCAACGCTGTAAATCCGGCTGCAATCCCGGCATATGTTGTTCCAAATCCTAACGCTTATGCGTATGGCTGTGGATGCAACACAGGATGTAGCTGCTAAAAGTAGCTGCTACACAAAATTGAATAATTGAGTATCTTAATTGAGTTTAACTCGATTATGTCTGCTGTGCAGTATTGCTTATAAACACAAAGGGCAGACTATAATGTTTGCCCTTATTTTTGAAAGAGAGGTAAATAATTATGGCAGAATTTACAGGAATTGCAATTCAAACTGTCGCGCAGGGAGAAGATGTAGCATTTACAGAAACTCCGGTATGCGCAACAAAATGCATTGTTCATAGACAGGGAAGTGGCATTGTTAAATTAAGAGGACTTACAAATCAGTGCCGGGCAAGATTTTTGGTATCTTATTCCGGAAACATTCAAATTCCTACCGGTGGAACAGTTGAAGCTATTTCACTTGCTATTGCAATTGACGGAGAACCGTTGCAGTCAACTCGAATGATTGTTACACCGGCGGCAGTTGAAAACTTCTTTAACGTTTCGGCGCAGGCATATGTGGACGTTCCTCGCGGTTGTTGTGTTACGGTAGCGGTACAGAATACGTCTACGCAGGCAATCGAAGTTCAGAACAGCAATTTAATTGCGGTCCGGGAAGCATAGGGGGGGCGGTTTTATGGATATTATGAGAATGCACGACATGATTGAAAAACTGTCTGAAAGCGCAGAGTGTGAGTTTGCAAAAGGTATCGAATGTGTAGATACAGAAGAGATGGGAAAAGTCACGGACATGCTTAAAGACCTTGCGGAAGCCATGTATTACCGGACGCTTACAAAATCAATGGACGAAGCAGAACCAGAGCAGGTTCTTGATATGTTTGAGCGTTACGGAGACGGCAGACGGTATTATGATCGTTACCGGTATGCAGACGGCAGATTTGCGCCAAAGGGAAGAGGAACGCGGAGAGGATATGACGAACCTCCGTACTGGCACATGACACCAGAAATGTACCGGGAAATGGAACAAGACCGTGATATGGATCGTCACTCTGGCAGAATGTATTACACAGAACCTAAAATGGCATCAGATGGTGGAATGCGTGATCGCAGAGAGGGCAAAAGCGGAATGAGCCGCAGAAGCTACATGGAAAGCAAAGAGCTTCACAAAGGCAATACGCCAGAAGACAAGGATGCAAAGATGCATGACCTTGAAAGATACATGAAAGAGCTTTCGGAGGATATGGCGGAACTTATCTCCGACATGACACCGGAAGAGCGCACGATGACAAAGAGCAAGCTGTCGACGCTTGTTTCCAAAATGTAATGGCAGGGGCAGAAATGCCCCTGTTTGTTTGGAGGGAAAATGTTTTTTATAAATGGTATTGAATGGAAAATAGAATTTGTTCACGGCGCAAGTCATAAATTAATGCGCTCTGATGGCTCTATTAGCCTTGCTGTGACTGATTGGAATGATAGGATAATATATGTTTCGGATAAACCAGAAAATGGCTATTTGCGCAAAATACTGGCTCATGAACTTTGTCATTGTTTTTGCTTTTCCTATAACATTCATATGCCGATTGAGCAGGAAGAGTATCTTGCGGACTGGATCAGCCTGTACGGTACTGATTTGATCTATCTTTTGGATGATCTGATGTCAAACATTGATTGGAGGGCAGCATAGTGGACAAAATAGATGAATTGCTGCGGTATATTCACAGAACAAACCCGGAAATGACAAGGGAAAAGCTGATAAATGAACTAAGCAGAAGTGATTACGCCGCACGTTCTTTGCTTTTCACAAAAGAAGTTGTTTGTCAAGAAGAAAAATAGTAAAATGTTTTTGGGGTGATAGTATTGTACAATGGATGTCATACATCTTTTGATGTTATGAAAGAATATATGATCTATGGAGCGGAGCTTGATGAAAAATATCAGATCCCGATTGTCCCGGCATGCAGCTTGGATTATTTGCCGGAGGACTCCATAGATTTTGGAGAGAGCTTTTCACAAAAGATAAAAGGGCATAGAAAATTAAATGTGAATTTTTATATTGACGATTCAAAGTTTCAAAGACTGTGGAATAACCCGGATAAATACATGGAACACTTGAAGTGTTTCCATTCGGTCTGTATGCCGGATTTTAGTATTGCTACAGTCGATTGTGGTATGCCGTTTGCTTTGAATCTATATAACGTGTACCGGAATCATGCGCTTGCACATTACATGCTGCTGAACGGGATCCGCGTTATACCGTCAGTAGGCATCCCGGACAAAGACAATTATGATCTTTGTTTTGCCGGGTACAGTAAAGGCGGTGTGATCGCTGTATGCACAAATGGAAGAGTGCGGGCAAAGGCAGCTCGGATTGAGTTTTGCGATGGATTCAAAGTAATGACAGACAGGCTGCAACCGCATACAGTGTTGATCGTCGGGAAGATACCGGATGAATTAAGCACCGATGTAAAGATTGTAAATTACAAATCACGCAACCAGAAAGTAAATGAGGAATTTTCGAATGGGAACAAGAACAACGAAATCGCAGAAAAAACAGAAACAGACTGAGAGTCAGAGGAAGAGAAGAGAACGAATTAGTCAAATTTCACAAGTTGCGAAATGACGCATAATAATTTACTGTGCATATTGTCTTTTCACAGTTGGAATCTCATTTTTCAACTTTTGATTTTTTTCTTCTTGGGAAATGACTCGATTTTGAGATCAGAAATCAGAATTTTCACACCCCGGCGGTCTGCCGGTCATGTCTCCAGATGCGCCCCGGACGCTTCCCGGTGGTTTACCGGATGCATCATGGCTGTGTACCTAGTGGAGTGCCAACGCAGCACGATAAACACTGCATTTACAGGTTTACAACGTCGTAAAAACGATTTACAGGCGGTTTTATACCGTGAGTATAAAAAGTATGGCATCGTCCTATAAAAGCCTTAAAATGGTTTATACGCGTTCACTTAAGCGCATTATATGACTGGAAACGCAGTTTGTCAATCTGCAATATATCCGGTCACTGGAAAAAGCCGGTATGATCCCGGCTTAAAATTCCTCTATTTCCGCAGCATTTTGCTCCCACTCTGGAAGCGTTTTGAAAACTTCCCAAGCATCGTCAAACGTTTCAAAGTCTATCCCTTTGCCGTCATTTCTGAAAAATCCATCTTCAACGCTATAAACACTTCCCATGCATGTGATTTGAAAAACTGTCTGTGCTCCGTTCGGATAAGTCATTTGTAAATCCTCCTAAAAAATAAAATTCCCTTACGGGTAGAACCGCTGCCGGCAGTGGTTCCGGCGTGCATCCTCTGCGGCGGTTATTATGCTTTTTTATAGCCGTTTTCAGCAGCATATTTTTCAAGCTCTTCCAGTGTTTCAAATGTTGTCACAATTCCGCCGAATCCTTTTGTAATTCGGTCGATTGTATACATGCCACAGTCATACAGGCATGCATAAAAGTTCATTCTGCCTTTTTTTAATAAAAATAATTTTCTCATACTTCAATTCCTCCATATTCAAATTTTTGGATAAAAGCAAGCCGGGGAATCGAACCCCGGTAAACGCCGCCGCTTGCCTAACTTGCTAAAATCTGCCGTGCTGTATTAAATACATAGAGCCGGTTGTGGCTGTGGTGCTTAAAATCTCCATTTTCAGCAATCACGCGCCCGGTATTCTCATATTTCAGACTTACAACTGTCAAATATTTGTCTAACAGTTCATCCGGGCATTTTAAACATTCTATAGCGTTTTGGATTTCGCTTTTCTTACTATTCCAGGCAATACCGTCAATATGCACCTGTTTTTCTTCTTCGAGCTCTTGAAATTCTTTCATAAGTTCAGTTTTTTTCATATAATCAACCATCCTTTCGTTTTATGCCCTGTCTCATCGGTGCAGGTAGGGCAGTTCCTGCAGACGGCGGCAGATTCCGCCGTTTCGACTTAATTTTTCATTGCGCAACCCGTCCAAGTTTTACAAACTGTACCGTTACAACTTATACCGCATTTTTTACAGCTATAACACATGGTATTTAAATCGTTATAATAAATGTTATATGCTTCTTGTCTTTCCGCCTGTCTAATTGCAAGAACGCGCTCAAATGCTCTTTTTACAGTCGGGAGAACAGCCGCGCCGCTTTTAATCGCCTTAGCAAGCACAGCCATTTCATCGGCTGCTTTATCGTAAATGTGTGAAATTATGTTATCAAATTCTTCTGCTGAAATATTAAGTTCTTTTAAATCCTGTTCGTACGTTCTCATGTTTACGCCTCCCTCTCAATTTCTACTTTCTCAATTCTTCCGGCTTTCATTTCTTCGATGATCGCCGCCAGTTCGTCAAGGATATTTCCCTCTTCTGGTTGCTGAAAAGTGTAAGTATCATTTATCTTTCCCTCAATTTTAATTTTAACTTTCATGATCGTTCCCTCCTGTTTTTGTGTTTTTTGTTTTCCTGTTGAGATTATAATACATTATATAAGGCACAAAAACAATAGGCACAATAAACAAATATAAGGCACAAAAATGTTGCGTATATTGGTAAAAATATATAAGGCACAAAAATAGAAACTATTTATTATGAAGAAAATCGTTTTAATTGACATATAAGGCACAAAATGTTATAATAGAACAAATTAAGGAAAGAAAGGAGTATTATAAATGGAAGAGGATAGAAAAACAACAGAAGCGCATAGGAAAGCAGTATATAAATATGATGACAAATTCGAACGGGTCAACTGCCGTTTTGCAGTTGGAACAAAAGAAAGGATTCGAAAAGCCGGATATAAAAGCGTCAATGATTTTATTAAACTTGCCGTAATGGAAAAATTAGAACATGATGAAAAAATTTTAAAATAAGGCACAAAAATATATTGACATATAAGGCGCAAAATGTTATTATAATATTGTCGAAAGGCAATGAACCAGTACACAGGAGGGAACGGATATGAGATTTGACACTGATACGTTAAAAAACAGATACCAGACATGCAGATCATACCTTGAAAAAAGATGTGAGGCATTGCCGGGACAGATTGAAAGAAAGTTTAAAAACGTCTCATGTTATCATGAAGCATCAACGTGTTTCGGCATGAGCAATTATATCAATGTCGAGATACAGGACGAAAACGGCGATTATGTTGACAGCTTCGATGTGAGAATTTCAGATCATTCCCCGACGGGTTCCGGGGAGAGCTGCGATAAGTATATTTATATCGACGGTAAAGAGTGGGCGGATATAAAGAAAGAAGTGCTGGAATACATTGCGGCACGTCTTGAAAATGAGAGATAAAAAAATGAAAAAGGTTGATTTGAAAGGGTTTGAAACAGGGCGTCTTAAGGTTGTTGAAAAAGCCGGTAAGGACAAGAACGGGCGCACATTATGGCGGTGCGCCTGTTCTTGTGGCAATGAATGTTTTTATATCACGTCACGTTTAACTGGCGGTTATGTGCAGTCATGCGGTTGTCTCAAGCGTGAACGCGCCGCGGAGTCGATCAGCATCGCAAGGGATAAACTTGTACACGAAAAAGGTAGTTGCTTAAATTCATACAACGCCCCGGATAATAAAAACAATTCATCCGGTATAAAGGGCGTTTATTATTATAAAAAGAGTGACAAATGGTGTGCACAGATTAAATTTTCCGGTAAAAATCATCATTTAGGGCTTTATATTAATAAGGCGGATGCGGCAGCGGTAAGAAAAGCCGCTGAAAATTTCATAAAAGAAAATCACGATGCACCGGATAAAATAAACAGGTTTTTCTTGAAAAAGGAATATCTGGCGGCGCTGGTTAAAAAATTTTGACGGCTTGAAATATAGCCGACTTTTTTGTGTAAAACGTAGAAAATCTTTGTAAGAATTTTACAAAATTTCAAGAATGATAATTTTATTACGGACAATGTAAAA